TGCCGCTGCGTGCCGAACCCACCGAGCCCGCCGCACCAGTCGCCCGGAGCCCGCGTGTGACTTCGAGGACTGCCGCACCCGCCGACTGGGCTGAACCCGCAGCCGCAATCCCACCTGTGACCTGAAGGGCTGCCGCACCTGACGAAATACCGGCTCCGGTGGCTCTGACCCCTCTGGCGGCGTCGAGCGTCGCTCGGCCTGCCGACAGGGCCGCCCCTCGGGCCTGAAGCTCCTGTGCGGCCGTGAGTCGAGCACGACCGAAGGACTGAGCGGCACCCGTGGCCGCGAGGGCCTGCACCGCCTCGGCTGAAGCCCTACCTGCCGACCGAGCTACGCCTGTGGCCGCGAGGGCACGTCGGATGCCGCTGCGTGCCGAACCCACCGAGCCCGCCGCACCAGTCGCCCGGAGCCCGCGTGTGACTTCGAGGACTGCCGCACCCGCCGACTGGGCTGAACCCGCAGCCGAGATCCCACCCGAGACCTGAAGGGCTGCGGAGCCCGCACTCCCGGCTGCCCCCTTCGCGGCGACCAAGCACGCGAGATCGACGATCCGGATATAATCGGCCTGCGGGGTGTTCGCCGTACTGCCTTGCTGCCGCAGAACGATGAACCCAGTGGCCGAGATGGTCGGCGTGCCGTCGTATACCGTGCTATCCTCATCGCCGATGTCGTCTTTCCATAGACGGACCCGACTACCTTCGACCTTCAGACGTAGCGTGCGGGACAGCGGGGTAGCCGGGTTGGCGCTTTCGTTATACAAAACGCCGTCCGACTCACCGTCCACCTTGTTCAATAGGTACAGCTCATTGCCGGTGCCCCAACCGGCCCACAGCCCGGTAAACTCTGACTCACTGGGACAACGCACCATCACCGCACACGAGCCGCTTGACGGATCGTTCGTGTACATTTCGAGCGTGATGTCGAGATCGGTCCAGACGCCGGGGATGCGGTAGCTTGAAGTCGTGAACGACGTTCCCATCCGCACCCGATCGACGCTCGCCTGAACGATCAACTCATGGCTCGGAAACCCGCCGAACGGTGAGCCTATGCCGGACCACGGCCCGCCGATCTCAGGATCATGGAGGTCGAGGTCGGTGTCCGTGGCTTCGGTGAACGAGTCTAGGAGAATGACCTCGTAGGCGTTGAGCTTTGCGCGGCCCGCCGATGAGCCGGCACCGACCGCGACTAGCGGCACGGGGACCACTTCGCCCGAAACGGCGCTGCCCGCCGACCCGCCAACTCCAGTCGCCCGGAGCCCGCGTGTGACTTCGAGGACTGCCGCACCCGCCGACTGGGCGGAGCCGGCAGCCGAGATGTCTCGTGTGACTGTAAGCTGGGCGGATCCGGCCGAGCCGCCCGTCCCGGTTGCGTGGACGCCCTTGTGGACGTGCGAGACGCTCGCGCCCACGGAGAGCGCGGTACCGACCGCCGCGAGGCGCACTAGCTTGGCCAGCTTCGAGACGCCGGACGATGAACTGGATCCGGTCGCCGTCAGCCCCCGCCTGACTCCCAGCGCCGCCGTGCCCGCCGATTGCGATGTACCTGTCGCGTGTCCCGCGACTCGGGTATGAAAGTGGGCCGCACCCGACGAGATCCCGACTCCGGCCGCCGCACATTCGATCGGTGGTGCGGCGAGCGAGATCTCCCGATACTCCAGCGTCCCGCCGACCGACGCGATGTACCCGATCACGTTGCGACCGCCGACCGTGTAGTCCGTCTCGCTGAACGAGAGCATGGTGGCGACGGTCACACCGTCCAACTCTTCTACATCCGTCCCATCGTTCTTGTCGTAGTAGAGATCGGCATCCGCGTTCGCGTACAGCCGGTAGAGGTCCGGCGTGGCCCCCGCCTTGCAGACGTTGCCGCCCGCGAGGATGACGGAAGTCGGAGCGTTATCGAAGACGGTGTTCAGCGTGAGCGTCGCGCCCGTATCCGCACTATCAAACTCGACAGTCGGACAGGCCGCCGCCGTGGTTCCGGCTGCGATACCTATTCGCACGCGGTAGGTGCCACCGTCGTTGTAACTGGTCCCGCCGCCGCCCACGTCTGCGGTGCCGGTGAAGGTGAAGCTGGCCGCCGTGCCTGTCCAAGCGTTCAGCGTCCCGAACACCGTGGACTCTCGCGTGCTGACATTGATCTCGTTGTCGGTGTCGTTCCCGACGATCCCATGCGCCCGACCATTCGCTTCCGCGATCCCGAAGGTCACATAGTGTTTCGTTATCGCGCTGGCGCTATTGTCCCACACCAGATTGACGAGCCAACTGCCGGTCCCGGTGTGTGTTGCGGCGCACGCCCGCTCGTATTGCGTCCCCTTATCTTTGACTGTATCGCCGTTGTACTGGATCAGGACTGCCGTGCCGTTGCTCCAGACCCCGGCGTGATGCACTCCAGCCGACAGCTCCGCCTCGACCGTGCCGGTGGCGTCGTTCGATAGATAGGCATCGGTAGACGTGGAGAATCGGTGATAAGTGAGGTTCTGGTCCCAGTTCCCCGAAGCGCAGACGATGTGGATGTCGGTGCCGACCAGAATCGCATCGATCATCCCCGCCGCTGTTTCGCTGCTCTCTATTTCCGGTCCGGTGCCTGCTTCCGCGAAGGCCGCAGAGTCGGGGTCGCTCGACTTGTAGACCCGGAGATACGTCGCCCCTCCGGTAAGCTCCAGTCCCACGAAGTAGACGGCGCTACTGGCATAGAACGGCCCGAGCCGCGACGGCCGTGTCGGGGCTGAATACCCGGTCGGGAGCGTGCGGGGCAGCGCCATTATTCGAGCACTTCGCCGGTCACAGCGTCAATCCATATCGCGGACGGGATCAGGGCCTTCCACTGAGCGAGTGTCTTCCAGTTGTACGCCGCGTCCTGCGCCCTGCCGGGCGCGAGTGTCGTGACGAGATGGACCACCGTCTGTTGACCGCCCCACGCCTGACAGTCGCCATCCAGCGCGATCGCCTCTGCATCGCTCAGGCCCGCCATCACATCTTCCGTGACGACGATTTGCGGGTTACCGCCCACGGCGGTCTTTGCCGCACTTCGGCCTTGCGGTGTGGAGATATCGGCGTCAATGATCGGTACGTCTTCCGCCGCGCCCTTCCGCCTTCGACGCGGCACACCGGGCCGCGCCCACAGTGCGACCAGTTCGTCTGCTCGCGCGCCGTTCGGGTCGAGACCAGCAACGGAACAGGCGTCCCGGACTTCCTGTTCGTCGGAGTTGTCCATCTCTGCGAGGATGTAGTCGCTCGTCTCCGTGACCACGATGTTCGTGAACCCACGATCGAGCAGCGCCCCAGCGATCCAGCCGAACCCGCCGCCCACGATCACGAAGCTGTTATTGTATGCGGCAGGCCCGAGGTAGCTGTCGAAGTAGGCGGCGATCCGGTCAACGGAATTGCCTAGAACGCCGAGATGATAGTGGATCAGGACGCCCGGCCGCGTGTTCGGATGCCCGTGCTCCCTATCCACGTAGCTTGCGTCGAACGTCGCCTTCAGGTTCCAGTCCTGTAGTGGCATCCCATCGTCCCCCTCGGCCTTACGGGAGCACGTCTTCCAGCGGCGGGAAGATCCCTCTCGCCTGCTGGAGCGGTCGGTAGAGCGGCCAGTCGTGATATTCGAGCTTCACGAGGTCGGGATACAGCAGGCAGTCGCCCGAGCAGGCGACCACCTCGCCGTCCTGCCACGCGAGCGCGGTGAGTTGGAGCCCGTCATGCTCGGCTGCGGGCTGCACCACAAGGTCTTCGAGGACGCCGCCGTCTACGGGGTACGCCGAGTAGTGCCACGTTGTATCGCCCGTCTCGGAATTGATCTCGTAACGGACCACGATAGCGCTGTCGGCCCCCGAGATCTGACGGTGCGCGCCCGAGGCATCCGTGACGTGGATCGTGAGGCTGTCGATGTCGCCTGCGATCTGCACGTCCACACCGAGATCGCTCGGCGGGTCGATCGGCGGCACAGGCGGTGCAGCCCAGCGGTCGGTGAAGTCGTAGTCGCCATCATAGAACTCGGCGACGTTCAGCGTACCCCTCAGCGGGTCCGTCCACGGGTCCACGCCCTGCGACATGGCTCCGTGCACGATCGCGTTCTGGTTGCCCACGAGCCCGCCAGTGAAGGCGTCGTCGAACATCGGTTGAGCGTTCAGCCAACCACGGAACCCGTCCGCGCCGAACTTCACGCCGACCTGATTCCGCTGGCCGGGCACGACGCTCGTTGCCCAGTGCTCATAGCTCACCGTGTCGCTCTGGATCCTGAAGTACACGGTGTCTCCCGCCAGCCAGACCGACAGGTGCCCGCCGGTCTCGAAGCCGTTGAAGTCCTTGGCCCAGAGGCCCTGAAGGCCGACCACATCGTTCGGTGTGAACTCCAGCCAGATAGTGCCGTCCGTCACCTCGAAGCGAGCCTCGTGTGGCACCGAGTCCGGTGCCGTCAGGTCCGACCGCACGACCAGCGGGACGAACAGCGGCCTCGCGGGGATGGTGAACTGGGCGCAGGCATCGGCGTAGTCCGGGCTTGGGCTCAGTCTCACATTCGCTCCGCAGGCCCGATACTCCACGTCCATCGCCAGCCGGTCGATTGTGTGAGAGCCGACCGGCGTGACGGCCGTGTCGATTGCGAGAACCGCGCCGTCGAGTTGCTCGAACCGCGACTCGTACACCACCTCCCAGTCTGGGGGCGGGGTATAGTTCCATGAGAGCGTCACGTAGGCCGTGTGCTCCTGAAGCGTCACCCGGAGCCATAGGTCGTTCGCTTGCGCGTCACCCCCACAGCCGTATGAGGCGATACTCGTCGCGGCGAGGACGACGGCGAACAGTAGGCTTCTCCATCTCAACGTCTTCATGTCTTCTCTCCCGTACTGGTACACGCCTCGCACGACAGGCGTCGTTGTCCTCATGGCACGCTTGGTTGGGCAGGTGCACAGCGTGCTTCCGAACTAGGTCCTCGGCTACATCTGGCGCGAGATAGAGAATCGAGCGCGGCTCCGGGCAGAACTCGTGATAGCGGAACGGGTCCGCATCCGCGCAGGCGTCCCGTTCGGCCCACGTCGGGATCCCGAGCACGTAGTCATACGTCACCACTCGGACCCACTTCTGCATTTACCCTCCAGTCGAATCCGACTGCCCGCGCTTTTGCGCGTCCCGGCGTCCAAGCGATCTCGGCCAGTTCCGCACGGTGTCTCAAGGCAAAACGGGCACCGCAGGTCGCTATCTCCCTCGCCACGGGGGCGGGCTCGTCGGTCTCCGCTAAGTCGCCCTCTGGAACGGGTCCACGAAGGCGTACAGGTCGTCTCGGGATACGAACGGACGGACCTTCGTGTAGGCGTTGTGTCTCGTCGCTGAATCGCCCGACAGCCAGAGCAGCCGGTCGAGCTTGAAGTTGATCCGGTCCATCTCGGTCGGGTTCGGGGGCAGCCGGGGCTGAACGCCCGTCTGTGACCCGCCGCCCGACGCACCCATCGAGATCTGCGAGTCGAGGCAGAACTCGACGTGGTGGATCGCGTGCGCGTAGGTCTTCTTGAAGAAGACGAGGCACCCGAGCCCCGGCACGTTCACGCGCTGAGGCTCGAAGTGGCTGAACAGCCCTTGTGCCGTCCAGTCACCGGATCGCGGCAGAATGCCCACCGACTTCAGGATCTCGATGCACAGACCCGAGCAGTCGAAGCCCGAGACGGGATCGTCCCCGCCCCAGATGTAGGGAAGGCCGTGCAACGACCACGCGACCTTCTCCGCGAGCTTCCGCTTATCCACCAGCGCGGTCCTTGTTGATCGCCTTCCCGATCGCGTGCGAGCCCATACCGACGAGCGCGACGAGAATCGAGTTGATGAGGTTCGCGTCCCATGTGCCCGGATCGACAGGCAGGTTGACTCCGATGAGGCTGCCGAGCCACGTCACGATCGCGGCGATCACCAGCATCACCACCGATCGGATCGTGGACGGCAACTCGTTGAGCTTCGGCATGACCTTGCGGAGAAGATCCATGATGAGGCTCGCCACGATGCCGAGCACCATGACCAGCAGTTCGCTGAAGGCTTCCATTCTCTACTCTCCTGCTAAGGTGATGAGGCGGTCCAGCTTGTCGTCAAGCCGATTGAAGCGGTTGTCCATCCGCTCGACTGCTTCCGCCAACTCGTCACGATCGACTTTCGTGTCGAGTTCCCTCCATACTTCGAGTCCTTGCTGTGAGGTGAAGCGGTTGCCCTCCGTGGCCGTGAGGCGGCTTTCCAGATTATCGACCCGTGCTTCATCGACGGTCGCAGACTCCACCACCTCTTCGATCACGCTGAGTCGCGTGTCGATATTGTGCAGCGATTCCGCGTTAGCCTCGGCGGTGGTCCTTGCAGCTTTCACCGAGCCCCACGCCAGCCCGGCGAATGAGGTGCCGAAGATGATCGCGAGACGTAAGCCCCAGTCCAGCAGCCACCGGCCCGATACTCCCTTTGAGCCCTCGGTGTTCACGCCGCGCTCCTTCTTTCGCCGTTCAAGATCTTGCGTCGTTGCGGGCTCGCACACAGCGTCCCCCCGATCATTCATCTGACCTTCATGATCCATATAACGGACATGCTGCCGAGAGGGGCGAGAGACGCTCGGCCAGATGATCCCGCCGATCCCGTAGCATGAACGTGGTACTTCCCGCCCAGTCTCGCAGCACCAGCCGATCCCGCATGACCCGTGGCCGCGAGACGGCTCCGGTCCACTCGCCCAACTGACCCTGCCACGCCAACTGCCTGCAAGTCACGTATGACCCCCAGTCGTGCGACGCCAGCCGACCCACTCAGCCCGCTCGCCAGCACGTACCGTGTCGGCGGGGACTCGACGTACCACAGATCGGCTACTCCGTGGCCTCTGCTGCTCCCTGTGGCCCTGCACGGGATCGTTGCCACTACATACCCTCAATGCCCGACGTGGGGCCGCCACGCAGCGTCAGGCGGCGTCCGTTCAGGTCGGGGAGCGCCTGTCGGTGTAGCGGTGAACGCGGATCCTCGACCGTCTGCCCGTTGCACTCCAGCCAGCCGTCCGGCAACTCGCCGCCCATGTGGCTCAGCCACGCGACCACGGTGCCCACCGGGAGCGCCGTGTCGGGCTGAACGAGATCAGGGTGTGGCATCGTCAGCGACGGATAGAGTCCCCGGTTCACGTCAGAACCCTCCACCGATCGCGAAGACGTTGAAGCCCTCGGCCTTGTGCGTGCTCACCTTCAGTTCGTGGGTCGGCTCGACGATCAGCGGCACGGTCGGGATCCACTCGACGACGAAGACTTCCTCCGCCGTGCCCGGCGTCACCGCCTCCACGAGAAGCTCCTTCAGCAAGAAGACGGTGCTGCCGTCGTCGTAGAACACGCGGACGACGCCGGCCGTGGTCGTCCCCGAGGCGACGACGCGAATCAGGTCGATCCTGCTGCCGCCTTCTCCCGCCGTGTGCAGGTCGCCGAGCGTGCCCGTGCCGTCACGGTTCGTGTTCGCCGTCGAGATCGAGACCGCACCCGCGATCGGTGTACTGGCGAAGCTCGGATTCGCTGACATGGCTCCCTCAGATCAGGTTGTTGATGCCGAAGAGTTGAGCGAACGGATCTGCTCCGCCGCAGTCGCCCTGTGCCGCTGCATTCGCCGCGCCTGCACCGACGATGTTGTCGTAGATCTGGTCGCACGCCTGCGTGTGCGGCTGGCTCCCACAGCCCAGCATGAACAGCCCGTAGGCTTCGCCGTCTGACAGCACGCGCTCGTACATCCTGAACTCGTCGAACACCCCCATCGAGGGATCCCACCAATATTCGCAGTGATCGAGCATCTGGTTGTTCGCCTGCGCCCCGGCGAAGGTGAAGTGCACGTTGTTGTTCGGGTTCGAGCCCCGGTTACTGAAGCCTTCTACGGCAGGCATCCCCTTCGAGGTGGTGCGCGGCCCGGTAGCGAAAGCGTAGTCGTACACGTCTGCGTCCGTGAGCTTCTTGAAGAACCCCGTCAGGCTGTTCCCGTAGTAGGCGGTCACGTCCATGAGATCGCCCGTGTACGGCTGCCACGCGCCCCCGCTCCAGATGCCCTCGGGAGTGCTGCCGGAATACTTCGGGCTGACCTTGATGCAGCAGAAGGCGAACTGGTCGCACAGGTCGCCCACGTCGCGAGCTTTGCCCGGTGGCACGCTGTCCGTGTCGATGCTCCCGAACGCCGGGTCAGCGTTCCAGCGGACGGACTGCTCTATGGTGTCGCCCGTCGCCCAATTCCCACTCGGATCCGGTGATCGCCAGCGGAAGCGCAGGTGCCCCAGTCGGTCCCAGCCGTAGTCCCACCAGATCTGCCAGCCGCCCTGCTCGCGCGGGTAGTTGAGGCCCTGATAGTTCGTGATCCCGTTGAAGTCGTCGTAGAGGCCGCAGATCGCGTTGCCCGCCCACGAGTTGATGAACGGCTTCAGCCAAAAACTGACCGTGAACCCCTCCCACACGTCCAGCGCGCTCGGCTCGTTCGCTCGGTCGAGTTCGCTCGCGAAGTAGATCGCAGGCCACGAGATGCCGTACTCGAACCAGTCGGGGATCACCCGGCCCCATCCGCTCACCCCCTTCTCGGGCATCCAGCCGTTCCGGTATCCGTCCCGGTAGGCTCCGGAGCCCGTGTCCACCGCCCCCACCTGATGCCGCCGCGTCGAGAGCGCGAAGTGGTTCCGGTTCACGCTCGCGTCGAACTCCGTGCGAGAGAGCGCGATCGAGCCATCGGGATCTGCAACGCACTGGAAGTACCCGAAGCTGCCGGTGGAGTGGTCGCCCTTCGGATACTTGAAGTCGTCGAACGGCAGATGCACGAGCAGACCCTCGTCGGTGGGGATCCGGGCCTCGCCTACGAAACCGCCCGTCTCCAGAAACTTCAGGTCGCATGGCTTCCAGCTTGGGATCTTCGTGCCCACGGTGATGATGAGTCGCCGGACACATGCGATCGCCTGAGCCCCGCCCTCACGCCTCATCACCGGCCGGATCATCATCGTCCCAGCAGGGATTGTGGTCTGCCCGATGATGCTCTGCGCGCTGTACTCGCTGTTCCGGGTCGGCTCGCCATGCGCGACGGAGATCAGGGTCCACGCCGGATAATTCGAGTAGTCGATCGTGTAGAACTCCAGATCGACCACCACCTGCGAATCGAAGTCGCTCTCTCCGGTCAGGGTGCCGGCCGGGTCGTAGATGAACGTGTCGCCGTCGTGCACACCCGAGGCCGGCGAGATCTCCGCCTGCACTACGTTCGAGCCGTCGAGCACTTCGAGCAGGCCGCCACCGCCATGCAGGACGTTGCCGGGGTCGCGTAGAATCTCCGCTCTGCCCGACCCGTCCTCTGTAGCGATCTGGCCGCCCCACTGGATCTTGTAGCCCGCCGAGAGCCCCGTCATGACGAGCGGCTCGCCGTCCGTCACGTAGAGGTCCCTGTACCACGAGGCCTTCAGCGACAGGGTGTTGAGGTTCCTGAAGGCGACCGTACCGACCTGTCCGTTGTAGAACGTGTCCGCTGCCGCGTAGCTCGGGTTCCCGCTATGGCCCGCCCACTGGTCGGACGGTTCGACGCCAACTGACAGGTAGTTCTTGATGAAGCTCCCGGACCCACCGTCTGCCGATCCGGTCTGGAGCGGGATGTCGCTGGCACCGCCGACCACCCGGAACAGACCGGCGTCGTCGCTCCGCTTCCGCATCGAATAGCCGGCAATCGTGGAGTACGTCGCCGCACCGTGCGCGAGTGCGATCAGTTCGGTGCTGCCGGCCGGATAGGCCGCGCGCCTGTGGTAGACCTGCGCCCGCATCTTCGAGCGCGGCGACATGACGCTCGTCTTGAGCTTCACCGTCGAAGCCGGACCGACCATCATCCACGGCAGGCCGTCGATCGTCTCGATCGCGACCGTGCCCTCGATGTCGAAGTTCGAGAGGCTGCTCAGAGGATCGCGGAGCAGGAGCCCGGTGCCGGTCTTCTTGATCGTGCCCTCGGCGTTCACCTCACCGAAGTCTTCGGCATCGGGGTCGGTCACTGTGACGTAGCCCTCGGCGCTCCACGCGAGGTCAAGCCCGTCCCACTCCGTCTCGGTCGGACCGTCGTCCGCGACCGGCTCCACAAGAACGATGTCTTCCCACGGCTCCAGTTGAACGTCGCCGGCCGTATCCTCGGTGCAATACTCTTCCTCAGCGGCCCGGCAATCCTCTTCGTTGTTCGTGTTGATCGAGTCGTCGTCTTCGCCACCTGTGTCGTCCTCTTCCTGATCGAGATCGACGCCCGTCGTGGTCCCTTCCTCGCCATACGGCCCCGTCAGCCTGCGCCGGATCCTGCGCTCCGTCTCCCCGAGGATCCGGGCCAGATCATGTGTCTTGCCCTCGACCGTGATCTGCGTGTCGCCCTCGACCAGCCAGTTCTTTCGGTAGGTCAGGATCCGGGTGGAGAAGTTGAGATCGAGATCCGCATCCAGCAGTGTGATCGGGCCACCGAGCACCACCTCACTCGCCGAGTACGTCACCGGATCGAGCCGGTTGAAGTCCACGAGTTCCACGTCATACTCGGCGCTCGGCGTCCGCATGTACTCCAGCGCCTCGCGGGCCAGCAGCCACAGGTCGTTCGAGGCCCGCCCGCCGTACATGACCTGCCGGAAGGTGGGGGTCTGAGTGACCTGCCCCATGTCGAGGTACCACTCGGCCGCTTCCTCGCCGATCTGCGTGACGCGGATCTTGAACTGCTGAGTCGTCACCTTCCCTTCGACGGTGGACTCGAAGAAGTTGTCGTCCGGCGTGCCGCCCGGAGCCACACCGAAGCTGTTGATCCAGACGCCGGTCGCGACCGTGGCAGCATCCTTCCCGACCGGGGGGAAGACTTCGCCGTTCGTCACGTCCTCCAGTTCGAGCCTCACATGGCCGGAGACGACATAGATCTGGATCTGCGCCACGAAGAACGGCTGCTCTTCGGTCGGCTTCACGTAGAACGGGATCGTCTCCACGCCTTCGCCGGGGAAGCCGGCCCGAACGTAGAGACTCGCGTCGCCGTGCCGCGTGTAGAGCGGATCCACGTTGCGGCGCGTGACCGGCGAGCCGACCGTCTGCCAGTACCGGGGGATCCCGCCACTCCACTCGTTGAGCATCGGGTCCGGCAGGAGGTTGTCGATCAGCGGAATGTCGCTTCGATCGAGCAGTGCCGGCTTCGTCTTGTACTGGTCGATCGCTGAGGGGCTCGGCAGGAACGTCAGAGCGCCGTATGTCACGCCACTCACCGGGTCCGTGAACTGCCGCTTGAACCGGAGCCGCCGCTCACCCGTGACACTGGGGCTGGAGGCCAGTACGATCGTCCGGGGCGCGATCGTGTCAGTGATCTGGATGATCGAGCCTGACGAGTCCTCGACGTACAGGCCGTTCAGTTGATCGTCCTCGGAGAAGAGTTCGTTCACGAACTCGACCGTCGTGCCGCTCACCGACCCGACGAGGTGGGCGTGGTTCGCCATGCTGCCCTCGTCGCCGTACTGCTGGCCGCCCCTCGGGTAGATCTGCGTGCCCATGTCGTCGCTGCGCTGCGTGCGCGACTGGCTGATGAGGTTCTGGGCGTGCTCGATCGTGATCGGCGTGGCAGTGCCGCCTCGCTGTTTGACGAGCCGGACGAGGTAGTCCGTCGCCCCGTTCCTGACGACCTCCAGTTCGAGGCCGGTCACGCTGGCAAGCTCTTCGAGCGCGGAGAGCGGGTTGTCCTGATGGTAGATCATGTCCACCCGCTCGTTGTCCGCAATCGACCCGAGCGTGAAGTAGCCGGGCGCTTCGGAGAGGCTCGTCGTCGCATGAGCGGTGGGGCTCTTGCCGTAATACTCGAAGTGGTTCCAGACCGAGCCGTCCTTCTCCACACGCTCCAGCAGGCCCGAGTTGTGGATCAGATCGTACTTGATGTGATCGGCCGCCACGATCGCGAGGCGGGCGTTGTCAGAGCCGCGTGCTTGCTCGATCTCCCGGATCCGCCACTCGGACACCTCCCCATCGGCGAACGTGGCCCTTAGCACGTCCTCGAAGTCCACGAACGCCCACGAGGCATCCGTCCGGTCGAGCGCCATGACGACCCGGTGATCGGCGTTGATGTCGGCGTCCTCGACGACCGAGAACGGCAGCGGCAGGTCGGCCAGCTTGGAGCCGCTGTTGCACTCCAGTTCGTCCCAGATCTCCAGACCGACGAGTCGGTCAGCCACTAGACAGCCACATAGCGCGGATCATTCGCGATCAGGGTGATCTTCACTCGGAAGCCGGGCTGAATGAACCCGGCCGGGAGGTCCCACACCTCGAAACCCTCACACTCACAGACGAGCTTCTGCGTCAGGTTGTCGATGAAGCTCACGTCCACCGTGTCCGGCGTGTGGATCGCCGTCTCCAGCGAGTCGCGGTTCGTCATGGCGTCCGCGTGATCGGTCCCGATGATGGTTCCGTAGACCTCGACCTTGCGGGGCTCCCACATGGGCTCGTTGGCGATCGTCACGGTGTCCACGCGGCCCGGTACCGTCTTCCGGGGCCAACGCTTCTTCGGAGCGCTCCGGTGCCCGACGACGCGCTCGACTGTGAGCCCGTTCGTCTCCATGTCCACTGTATCGACTCTCAGGATTCCAGCCATTATCGCACCGTCCTCGTGAGCATTCCGCCGCCCGATCTCTGCTGACGCACAAGCTCGTTGCCGAGGTTCTGGGATACGTGCCGCGTGACTGCGCCCGCGAGTTCCGCAGCGTCCATGTTCTGCGCCTCGGTGACGTTGACTTCGAGCGTGGAGATCTTCACGTCGTACACCAGCACGTCGCCCTTGTCGCGAGGTAGGTCACGCGGTGGCCGCAGGTCGGGTGGCAGGTTCGGCACCAGATCGTCCGCACCGGCCGGACCGATCGGCGTGCCCCCGAGCAGCCGCACCATCTCGCGTGCGTTCAGGGCCGTCATCTCGTTCCAGTACACGTCGGTCGTGAGCAGCCCGGCGAGACGGTTTGCAGTGACCTCGGTGATCCCCCTGAACTCTTGGAAGCTCTGGGAGTCCGGCCCCTCGTCCAGCGTGTCCGTCAGCCCCTCCATCGTCTCGATCAGTTGGAGGATCTGCTCTGGTGTCATGGCCCCGAGTTGCTCCGGATCGAGGCTGGTGAAGCCGTCGAACAGCGCTCGAATCCACTCGTCCAGTGCTGCCCGGCCCTCCACGGTGTCGAGGTCGAACTGCGGCACGTCGAGCTTCGTGTTGTCACGCAGGAACTCGTAGTACCGCTTCAACTGGTCGATCGGCTCGTCGATGTCGAACAGGGCCATCTCGATCTGTAGCCTGTCGAGCGCACCCTCGATCCCACCGAAGATGTCTTCGAGGTCGATCTCGTCGAGCGCCTCCATCGCCCGCTCCAGTTCGGACACGAGTAGCTCGCCCTCGTCGGTCAGGAAGGTGATGTCAACCCCCATCTCCTTGACCCACCGCTGGAGATCCTCGAACGTGAGCCCGAGATCGTTGAGGATCGTACCCGCACGGGTCAGCGCCGCGAACAGTCCGAACGTGCCGCGCGCCTCGGTGATCGGTCGGAACACGTCTTCGAGGATCGCCATGCGCTCCCGGTCCTGCTCGCTGAGCCCGAGCGCCAGTTCGCGCTGACGGTCGATCGACTCCTTCAGCGAGCGGAGCGCGTTCGTGTTCTGCTTCAGGATCTCCTTCCGCCTGCGGTCCTCTTCGCTCTCACCGAACAGGCCAGCGATTCCAGAGATGAGTCCGATCGCACCACCGATCGACTGGGAGAGCCCGCCGATCGAGAGGCCCTGCCCGGCCGCGAGCGAGTCGGAGATCCCTTTGATCCCGGCCGCGAGGTCGATCACACCCTGAAGCGATCGCCGTGCGTCCTCGCCGATGTCACCGATCGCGTCTGCGACGGAGAGCAGACCACGCGCGACGCCCTCGATCGTCTCCGCGTTGCCGAACAGGAAGCCGATGAGCCCGCCACGCTGCTCACCACCGCCACCGCCCGGCAGACCGGCAAGCACGCCGGAGAGAGTCTGGAGACCCTTCCTCAGTTCATCGGTGGCAAGGCCCAGTCCATCGAACACGCCGATCAGGACGAGCAGGACCTTCCGCGCCCCTTCGGCCGCCTTCGTCAGAACGGCCTGAGCGTCCTTCGCCTGCTCTGAGTCCTCGCCCCACTCTTCCACCGCGAGGTTGTAGGCGATCTGCGCGTCCGTCACGGTGTCGAGGATCGTGGCCGTGTCCATCGCGAGGCTGAGGAACTCGCCTTGCTCGTCGAGCGGCAGGTCCCTCACGTAGTCCACGATCTCGGTTCCGAACTTCTCGATCACGGGCAGCAGGTCGCCATACGCAGCGCCCATCTCTTCGAGTTCCCGGCGATGCTCCCGCAGCGCTCCGAGTCGAGCGAGCGCCCCGTTGAACTCGTCCGTCCCGGCCGTTGCTTCTTCCAGCGTCTTCGCGATGGAGAGGATCTCGCCGTCCACCTTGTTGATCGCTGAGATCACGGGCCGGAGCGCCTCGGGGGCTTCCTCGAAGCCGACCGCGCCGAACTGCTCAGCCACTTCCTGCATGGCGAGCATTCGGCCGAGCGCGTCCGTGGCTGCCTTTGCTCTGGCCTCAGCGGCCTTCTGCGCCTCGAAGTCGGCCATCTGATAGGCGTCGAGAAGCTGGTTCGCCACCTTGACCTCGACACCCGCAGCGATCAGGCGATTGCGCTCCGCCAGCAGCAGCGCGTTGACTCGTTCGCGCACACCCTCGATCGCCTCGTTGTACGCCTCCACGTCACCCGTATCGAAGAACTCGAAGAGGGCTGCGGCCTTCAGCGTGCGTGTGAAGTCGGCGATCTTCTTCTGCGCGAACTCGACCGACGTGGGCTCGGCCGGCTTGAAGATCTCGTCGTAGACACGGCTCTGCGACCGCCAGATCTGGACGCTCTCGTCGAGCACCTGCGTCATGGCCAGCGCGATGTCGCCCTTCGCGTCGATGATCATCTGAGCGAAGGCCGTGGCGTCTGCCTGCTGCACGCCAACCTCGATCGCATCGGCGATAGCGATCTGGAAGCCGGTCAGTTGCCGCGCCGGATTCCGGAGCAGCGCCCGCTCGAACCTCTCGAACAGGGAACCGCCAGTCGGCAGCGTGCCTTCCTCGGCCATCTTCTGCGTCTCGTCGAAGGCCTGCCGGTTCGACTCGATGATCTGTCCCATGCCACCGAGAATCTCGTTGATCGCCCGCATCCCCTTCACCTTCCAGCGATCGAAGTCCAGCCCCATCGAAGCGAGCAGCGCGCTGAAGCGAGATTTCATGATCTCGCCCTGTCGCTCGACGGTGTTGTTCATGATGCTGAGATTCTCTTCCAGCGTGCCCGTCGTGTTCTTGACGATCTCCAGCTTCTCGTTCAGCGTCTCCATGTTCTGAGCGAGGTTGACGACCAACTGGACCGCCTCACGACGACCGAACAGCTTGGCGATCACTTCGGGGTCGCCCTCGGTCAGTTCGGCTACTTCACGCAAGAACGGGATCAGACCCTTCGCCTTCAGGGCCGCAGCACTGAAGTCGAGCCCGAGGCGCTCTGCCTCTGCGCGTGCCGGTGCCCCCTGCTCCAGCACTCCGGACAGGGCGCTTGCGATGCCGGTGATCGTCTCGCTCGTGGAGATGAAGGGGGTGTTCGTCGCGACGATCGCCAGCAGGTCGCGCCAGTCGCCGCCGAGCGCTGCCGTGAGTCCGCTGACCTCACCGATTGACTGGGCCATCTCGCCGAAGGTCGTCACGCCCTGATCCTGAGCGGCGAACAGGGCATCGGCGATCGGGATCGCGCTGTCAGCTTCGAGCTTCCAAGCGTTCATGATCCCGGTGACGGCGCGCACGGCGACTTCGGCCTCGGCGAACCCCGTCGCCGCCACCTTTCCGGCAACCTCGACGATCTCCATCGCCTTCTTGGTCTCGTTAGCCAGTTGCGGTAGCGCGGAGAGCGTCTGATACAGCGTATCGTTGATCTCACGAGACGAGATCCCGATCTCGTTGCTCATGCGCCGCGCTGACGTGCCGAGGATCCGGAGATCGTTCTCGGAGACGCCCTTCAGGAGCGTCCGGACGCGGGCGAAGCGGTTCTCGAACTCGCTGGCGGCCTTCGTCGTCAGGGCAACGAAGATGCCTACACCGAGCACGGTGCCGAGCTTGAACTGCGTCCAGATGTTCGCTACCCAGCCGAGGATCCGGCCGAACTTCTCCAGTGCGTGGCCCACGGCGGTCACAGCGTGACCGAAGCCGTTCAGGATCACGCCCTCGTGCTTCAGGCGGTTCCCGAACGCCTTCAGCGCTGCTCCCGCCCCCCGGATTCCGATCTCGGCCCAGTCGAGCATCGAGGTGTAGAGCTTGCCCACTCCACGGGTTACGGCCCCGATGGCCCTGCGGACCTTCGAGTTCATGAGGATCCCGAGCTTGGAGAAGCGACCGAGGGCCGTCAACATGACGGGGTTCAGCTTGTCCCGGAAGGCGAAGGCGAGGCTGCCGACGAGAGCGAGCGCGTTCGCGCCGAGCCACACCTTCAGCAGCTTCATCCGCTTCGATGTCTGCTGTTCGACTTCCGCGCCGGCCGCGTCCCCCGCCTTCATCGCCTTCTTCGGGAGTTCGTCCATCGCCTTGTCGAAGTCGTCGGTGTCAGCGGCGACTTCCACTTCGAGGCGACCAGCCTGCCGAGACGCACCGAATCCGAGTGGCATCAGGGTCTCCTACGGGACAGGAACCCGAAGACCCGCTGCCTCATGCGAGCGGGCAGTGTTCGCCACGGGAGACGGGACTTCCAGCGATCGTAGCGAACGGCGATCGCGAGGCGCTGCTCGATCTCTACGAACAAGTCACTCATCGAGTTCGACCGGGTTGCTGGTTCGCGACCACGCCATGAGTTGAAATAGGTCGCGGTCGTAGTACGCTGCCGGCTCCACCTTCGCCAGCCGCTCCAGTGTGGTGAGTAGGCCGTGCCATCCCCAGTCTTCCGCCTCCTTCGAGTCGTCGTCCGGCTCGGGACGTTCCGGGATCTGTGCGGCTCGGCCGTGGCCTACGGCGAACATCGTTTGCAGGAGCACGAGATCGTCGGCTGGCGTCACCTCGTCCCACCACGCCGGGGCGTCCCCGAGATGCCGGGCCGGCGCACCTGTCGGCGTGAACGCATGCGCGTAGATCGCCTGTCGGTGTAGCCGCGACTCCAGCAGCAGCTTGCGGTGGATCTGATAGAGCCACTTGATCCGCTTCCTGCGCCGGATCTGGCGCGACGAGTCCTTCCCCGTTCGCACCATCTGCTCGACGACCTGCTTCTCCATCTCGGAGAGCCGACGCATGTCTACGTCGATCTCCTGAAGCCGTAGCGAGTGCCGCGCGATCTCCAGCATCGCGTTGTAGCTCCGGGCTGTGACGTGAACGGTCTTGCTCGGGAGTTCCACGAGGATCGGCGTCCGCTGGAGCAGCTTCCGCACGGTGTCCTGAGCATCCTCGGCTGAGGCACGGGAGAGCTTCCCGGAGCGGACCCGCCACATGTGCAGCAGGTAGGCCCACCGAGACAACGCTCCGTGCATCGAGGTCGTCTGCCGACCACGATGCCGGAGCCCCGCCTCCCACTCGTCGGGGAGTGTGCCGGGGTCGTCTGGTGACGTTCGGTACTGGAGCCGCAGGATGCGCTCTTCCTTAGCGCACCACTGCTGCACGAGGTCGAGAGTTATGACATCGGGCTTCTCTTCGCCTGAAACGTGGACTCCAGCCCCGGCCAGTGCCGTTTCCGGAGTCTCAGCTTTCAAGCCATGCCCTCACGTCGGCCTTCGTGACCTTGCCTTCAGCCCCACCCCGATAGTCCTCGCGAGTGAGTCCGTTCTCTTCGAGCAGAGCCACCGCCCCAGACGTGAAGTCCGGGACGGCGGGAGCCGTGAGAGCTTCGATCTCTGCCTCGTCGATCACGACACCGAACGGCGGCCTCGCGGCCAGCATTCGGGCTGCGGTCCCATCAGGAACCTCGATCTCAGAGCCGATCGGGTACGTCACCCCTCGAAACGGGAACGCGCGACTGACCTTGACGAATGGCATCGGTCAAGTCGCCGCGTCCGTGATCTGCATCTCGGAGTACACGCCGCCGTCGAGCACAGTCCAGCTACTCTCCAGCATCACGTAGTTGTTCGATCCGAGTTCGAGAGTCATCCCCGCCCGCTGCTTGCAGTTGATCGCCTCGTACCGCCGCGTCGAGACGGGGCCGGGCGTCAGGGCGTAGATGTACTTGGACTCCGAGCCCATGTTCGTGCCGACAATCGCAAGCACTTCGTCGGTGGGCGTCCCGAGCCCGAGGTCGCCCGTCAGGGCGCTCGTCGGCATCCCGAGCGCGTCTCTGAGGTTCATCAGGCCGGAATACTGGAGCCTGCCGGTGATCTCGATCGTCCGGGCTGATGCGAAGGACGCTTCGAGCACGAGGTTCTGGCCGCTCTGCACGTCCACGTCCTCGCCTGAGATCGCGATGGTCACGCCGTTCCGCTCGGTCGCGCCCCACGGAACGTCGCTGCCTCCCGAGTAGCCGGTGCCGCCCGTGACTTCACCGAACTCGGTGATCCCGCTGAGGACCGGAGTTCTTACGTTCGCCATGTCTGTACTCCCGTTGAGGGGTTAGCTCGCCCTGAGAGCGAACTGTCTCATCCAGTGCCACGGATCACGGTCTGAGGTGGGTCGCTGCGAGCCGCCAGTCTCCACACAGAACATGCGCTTGCCGGAGGCCGCGTCGTTCCACCACACCCCGCCCTCACCATCGAGCAGGGCCATGATCTGCTTGTCGATCGCTCCGATCGTCGCGAGCCCATCGACGCTCTTACGGTAGAAGGTGTCCACCTGAACGGTCGTCTCGTCCGTGCCGCGATTCTGTACCGCGACCGGCAGGGTGATCGCCAGCCGGCACACCTCAGTCTCCCAGTCCGTCTTCTCGTCAGGCCACTCGGGGAAGGCAAGGATCTCTCCGTCCTCGTCCACTCCCACGAGCCCGCGTAGTGTCGCGTCAGAGTTGAAGCGCTGATAGATCGCATCGCTCGCGTCGATCATTCGAGCAGCCTCTCCATCTCCTGTGCGGCCCTCTCGATTCCCGGCTCGACGTGCGGCCTCGGTCCCATGCGGGACGTGCCGTAGTTGAGCAGTTCACCGAGCACATACGGGCCGACCATCAGGTCGGTGAATGCGAAGGCGCTCCAGCCGAACTCCGTCCGGACGGCCGGCGTGTACTGCCAACTGTCGCGGTACGCACCCTCCCTGATCGCGGGAGGCTCACCGTCAGCGCTCGCGCGGTACTTCGTGCGCGTGCCCGGAACGGTGTAGAGTTCGCCAGAGCGAGGGCCGTAGCTCTCCATCTCCAGCACGATCGAGTCACGCACGAGAATCGCTCCCGCCTCAGCGAAGCGCTGGGCGTCTTCGTGGACTGCCCTGCGGGCGTTCCGCGTGTTGTCGATCCAGCGTGTCATGACAGCTTCGTCGTGCTCTCTGAGAGGTCGCAGGCGATGTCCCACCTCGGCCCGTGGTGCCCCGGAAACTGCACCTTGAACTGAGTCGGGCTGTAGTCGCCCTTCGTGACCGTGATCTCGTCGTCCACCTGAATGTCCGTCTCAGGCGGAAAGTACCCGTTGTGAGCGGAATCAACCTCGCGGCCATGTGCCATCTGCCGGAGTCCTCCACTCTTCGGTTGAAGGTTACAGGCCACGCACCTCGCGACAGCAGCGTAGGCCCGGTTCCGGGCTCCACCGCGTCCCGTCGCCGTGCCGCTCTTCCGCCAGATCGTGACCTCGTGAGTCCGCTCGATCATCGAAGACTCCGTAGGGTGGCCCAGTTCCCACCTCCCAGCAGGCCGGCAACGATCTTCTCCGCTGTCGGGTCGATGGGAGCCATCGACGCTCCCTCGGGACCTCGGTACTTCACCCGCTGGTCGCCCTTCTGTTCTTCGATGATGAGCCCGAAGTCGGTGGGCATCCTCACCTGAAGGTTGACCTGCTGAACGATCGCGAGCCTCGCAGCTTCCGTGTCGTCCTCGTTGAGAGACACGCCACGTAGGCCGAGAAGCTCTTCGGCGAGTTCTCCGTGCGCCACGAGACTCGTGACGGGGAGGTCCTGAGCCTTCTCACTCAGGAGCGGGTGGCCGGTCGGATCGTAAGTCAGCGCCATGACTACTTCCTACGCCGTGGCTTCGCTGGTGCCTTCGGAGCTTCCTCAGCGGGAGCTTCCTCAGCGGGAGCTTCGGCCGGAGCCTCAGCTTCCTCAGCGGGAGCTTCCTCAGCGGGAGCTTCGGCCGGAGCCTCAGCTTCCTCAGCGGGAGCTTCCTCAGCGGGCGGAGCTTCCGCCTCGGGTGCCGCTGGTCCCTCGACCAGCACACCGCGCGACTTCAGGTAGGCGATCTCCGTCTCCGTCGCCGCCTTCTCCAGCGCCTCTTCGTCGCCGGGCTTGAACATACCGCGCCCGTGTAGCTGGACGCAGCGCAGGATTCCGAGTCCCATCTCTCTCTCCTATGGTCTGGTGCCGGTGATGCTGGGCTGGCCCCGAGAGGCCAGCCCGCACCGCTTTCAGGAGCGTGAATCCGTCGAGGCGTCAGACGCCTGCGTCGATCACGAAGACCTTCTGCTCGTTGGGCACCGTCATCGCGTTGATCTGAGCCTCGACCGTCAACTCGCGGCCGTTGCCGGCCTGCTCGTGATAGACCGTGACTCCACGAATGTCGATTCCAGCGCCCGGCACCTGACGCGCCAATTCCATCGCGCGCGCCACAGGAGCGAACTTCGTCGTCCCGACCCGCTCGCCGTTCGGAATGATCGCAACGTGCTGAGCCGGCCACACCTTCGCCGCCGAGGTGGCGATCCCGCCGTCCGTGAACGGCTCGACCGTCTTCTCGTTGATGTAGAAGGTGAACTCCTGCCCGAGATCGCCCTGAATCAGTTCCGTCAACTGACGGCGCGTGACGCTGAGCCCCAGCGCGGAGTCCGGGATGAACTTGTTCGGCGCATCAGCGAGGATCTCCTGATACGTCGCCAAGCGCAGCATCACGCCAGCGAAGGAGCCCACGTAGGGAATCGAAGATTCCAGCCACGCGATCAGCGCCTCGTAGGCGTTGATGCTCGTGTCGTCCCACGCAGTCCCCGCCGTGGCGTACCGAGCAGTGTCGTAGCCGAAGCTCACGACCTGCGTGCTGCCGCTCTGCGGGTTGTACGCCGTGATCGTTCCTTGCGACCACGCCTCGAACGCCTCGATCTCGATGCGTCGATAGTCGGCCTGAACCAGACTATCGGTGCGTCGCGGGATCTGCATCCCGACGATCTGCTGGAACGCGGCCTCGTTGCCGAGGGTCCGCTCTTCGAGGTGCTGCATTTCCCGCTCCGCGATCGTGAAGTACGCCTCGATCGGCGTCATCTCGAACTCGCGAGTCGGGGGGGTCTTCAGCGGGATCAGTCGTCCGCGCTGGTTCCACTCACGCCGGTCTGCGACCGGGCGGAAGTCGATGTCCGTCATCTCGGAGAACTTCACCGAGTCCACGTCCTGTCGGGGGAAGAAAGCGTCCCACAGCAGTTGTCCGTCGTCCGTTGGATCGACGGTCTGGGCTCGCACCGTCAGAGCCGCTGCTGTGAGATCCTCCTGTTCCCCGATCCAGTTGAAGTCGGCCATTTGGCTTTCTCCCTTTCGGTTCGGATAGGTGACGACTCAGGCCGATCAGGTCGGCAGGAGTCGCATGGAAGATCCGGCAGCGGCGAACGCTGCGATCTCATCTGCTGAAAGGACGCGGCCGAGATTGTCTTCCACGATGTCGCGGTTGACCACCCCGATGAGCGCGAGGGCCACGTCCTGATCGACGCCGGCAGCGATGTCGCCCGCTGCGTTGCCCTCTGCGACCTTGATAGCCTCGATCACCACGCCGTAGATGACCTCGCCTGTCCCACTCACGAGTGTCCCGTCAACCTTCAGGGGCACTCCGGGAACGAGGTACCCGTTCTCGTCGATCTCGTCGCTCGTGAGAGCCGAGACATCTACTCGAACGGTTCCGGTGTGATTGATCGGGCCGACGAATGGATAGCCGTACACGTCCCCACCGGACGCGAGCGACTTGGCCCGTAGTGGCATAGTTCACGCTCCATTTGGAGTCAGTGAGAGACTATGCCCAGCCTTTCCTTCGCAGGCTTCGTGTTAGCTGGCTGAGCGGCCTCTCGTTCCTTCTTGACGCTCTCGCGCAGCTTGTCGAAGTATTGGCCTCCACTGGATCCGGTGCCGCCGCCACTCCCCTGCGTCCCACTCCCACGATCTGCCCCCGAGTTGACGAACTTCGCAGGTGCGTCCTTTGCGAGTTCACCAGCGAGCAGACCGATCGCCGTGTGGCCGTCACCGGGCTGGAAAGGAATGTCCTTCCCGGCCTGCATGATCTGAATCCCAGTCGCCGGATCGTACTTGATCCGTCCTGCGACCTCTGGCTTCTGCGCCAGCACCTCCGCGTAGTCCGGGTCCAGTCCATGTGCTGAGATCAGGGCCGTCCGGAGGTCCCCGAGTGTTCGGCTCTGCTCGGAGCCAGCCCGAGCATCGCGCTCAGTCTGAAGCTCCTGCTTGTGCTTCTCATTCAGGTCTTCGATCTGGGCGGCGTAGTCCGCGTGCACCTTCGCCACGTCCGGCTGCTCGCCCTTCAGCTTCTCCAGAGCGGAATCGGCCTTTTCTCTGGCCCCCTGCTCTCTCTTCAGGTCAGCTTCCAGCTTTTCCTTTTCGGTGCGTTCCGCAGCGGTCGCTGTCTTGTGACCGGCGTTGAAGATCTCCTGATAGACGCCCTGAGCGGTCGTCTGGATAATCTTCGCAACATCACCTACAGGCTCTCCGACGAGCTTCGCAACGAGTGCGACAAGCTCTTCTCTCGTCATGTCATCCTCTTCTCGGCTGGATGTATTCCGACCCGGAGTCTTTGCGGCGATCCGATTCCGATCCGAGCCCTTTACGGCGGCCCGCTCTCCGAACCGTGCCTTCTGTGCCTGAAGACGGGAAGTCTGGTTGGAAGGGAATCTTGGAGGGCTACGTCTCGTCTGTCAACTGCCCGAGCGAGAGTCGGCCTCGATCGTCCTCCGTCACGCGCTCGGCGAACTTCACGGCTTCCTCTACCCGGCGACGTTCCATCGCGATGTCACGCAGCGCATCCGTGTCCCCGGCATACTGCTCTTCGAGCCGATCGAGACTCGCCAGATGCGCGTCGATCTCTTCGGGTGTGCTCCACGACTGGATCCGCTTGGAGAAGCTGAGGTGCGTCATGACTGGAACCTGTGGACCTTGTATGTGCCTTCTCGCTCGACGAACGCCAGATCTGTGCGAGCGTCTTCGAGTGCGTCGTCGATGAGCCGGGCGTTGCTCGGATCGCCTGCGTACTGCCGGCGCAGCTTCGTCAGGTGCCTGATCCACTCGCGGTGCACCTCGGGCGGGTCGTGGTAGCTGGGGCCACCGTCGAGGATCATAGCGCCCTCAGCCACTCGAAGCCGGGCCGGTCCACGTTCGCCCGGTAGACGGATAGCTGCTTGAAGTCGTCCAGTGAGAGGTCCACCCGAGCAAGGTACTGCGTGAGCATCTCCGCGTCACTGACCGGCTCCAGCCCGAGGTAGAGATCCCAGCCGTGCTGATCGTCGCCGAAGATCACACCTGTCTCGTCGTCCCAGCCGTAGGCGCTCTCGTCGTGATCCTCGATCGACTCGAATGGTCGCGCCTCGTCGATCGCTTCGGCGGCTTCGGGTGTGAGTCCCTCGGGTACCTCGTTCTTCCTGATCGTCATCGTCGTCTCGTTGTCGCGAGTCGCGTGCCGGTCAGGGGCTCGTGCCTAGAGGCTCGCTCGCCCTCGTGGGAGCTTGTACCACCGACCCGCACGCGCTCGCTCGCTTCGCTTCGCTCTCGAACTGCATCGAATCTACGCTTCTACGGCTCGTTCGCTACAGCATAGGCTCACCTCCCTTCCTGACAGGCGGGTGCGGGACTCGAACCCGCTCGGGGACCGTCACAGCCCCGTTCCGTGCTCTGGCGCGCTATCTGTGTGGATAGGTGGGTTGCGCCCGAGCCCCGCCTCAGCCCCTAGCCGGGCTGGTCCTCGTCGTACCACAGCACGCCGCCGCACGTCTCGCAGTAGCAGTCGGGCGGGTGCTGCCAGTCAGGATCGCCGTCTCGTCGTGCGATCATGCGATACAGGTCCACCAGTTGCGCCATTCGCTTCGCCGTGGCCTCGTCCGGCACGTAGGCGACCGTCGATCCGTCCGGGGCCACGAGCCGGCACCACGTCGTCATGAACTCACGAGCCTCGGTCGGCGTCATGCGCTTCGTCGTTCGCTCGGCCGGTGTCTCCACTTTGCAGGTCATGCGGCACTGCCTTTCTTCCGTTTGCACTGCTTGCAGGTGTACGTCTCAGAGCCCGCCTGAGCCTTCGGCACCCCTCGCTCGACTGATCGCCCGCACCGGCAGACGTAGAGCCGCCTGTGAGGGCTCCAGACGTAGCTGGAGCGATTGTGAGGCGTGCTCCGCCTGCGCTTCGCGGTTTCGGGCTTCTGGACCTTCTTCACGAGGCCGTCCTTTCCGCTGCGACCTTGTTCATGCGCCGATCGATGTTCTGGTCGCGCTTCCAGTCGCCAGAGTGGGCCACCACGCGGGCGGTCCCATCGTAGCTGCTGACGCGCACCGAGTAGCAGGTCGAGTCGAAGTAGTTCTCGTCGCCCTCGCGGAAGCTCAGGCCCTCAGCCTCGGCGATCGCCGCGCACTCGGACATGAACGCCTCAGAGTAACTGCGGTAGGTGCTGACCCACGACGAGGCGCGGTAATGCTCACCCTCGTACTCGAAGTCGCCGAGGTACTCCTTCAGGTCGATCATGCCGTCGAAGCTCACCCGCTGTAACGGCTTGACCACGAGGTCAACGTCGCCCTGAGTTGGGCCGTCCGTCCAGCGAATGTCGATCGAGGATCCGCCTGCGTAGTTGCTGCTGCGGACGGAGAACTTCTGTCCGGGGAAGTTGGCCTTCAGTTCCTTCCGAATGATCTTCGCGAGTTCCGCTGCGCTGAGCCAGCGAGCCGCCTTCTTCTCCGGTGCGATGTGGCCTGCGACCTGTGTCATGATTCTCTCCGTGCTAGGGTCTGGTTGCTGTCCACATCTTGAGTATACATGGACACGCTCGACGTGTCAACCTCCCGCGTCGAAGTCGTATTGGCGTCGCCTGATTCGCTCGAAGTGTGCAGGGTTCCTGTGCTCGTCCACGGCGATCGCGCACTGAAGCTCTGGCGTCATGGGAAGCACCTCGTTGACGATCCCCGCGTCGATCCCGTGCTCCAGCGTGGCGAGGTGCTCGGCCTTCGTCCACTGCGCCACAGGCTCGTATGAGAGCCGTATGAGCAGGAGCGGATACTCGTCCCGCAGTTGCCTCGCGAGCAGGACCAGCGTGCCGTCTACCACCTTCCCTGCGTGCTCCAGCCAGCCATGCGCCATAGGGTCCGGGCGGGCGAGGTCGTAGATCAGCCAGCCCTCGACGTAGACCGTCTCGCCGGTCGCCCACGGTGCGGAGTGGAGTGCCTTCAGGGCGTTGCGCCAGCACGAATGAGGCCGTCGCTCCCCGAGGAACATCGAGGCGCTGCGGCCGTAGTCGATCGGGTTGGGGCAGACGATCCGGCCAGCCATCTCGGCCTTCAGCATCCGCCCCATCGTCCGACGTATCTGCCGGGTCATGCCAAGACCCACGCCTTCTGTACGCGGTAGCGAGCCGTCGCTCCGTACACTCTGCGCTCGTCGATGAAGGCAGCGTGGCCTCGGGTGTGGATCACGGCCCGCTCGATCTCCGGGTGATCTCTGAGGAACTGGGCCACGGTCGGGTAGGTGGTGTCGCTCCCAGCGGTAGGCCCGCTCCATCTCATCGGCACGATCATCTCGATGACCGTCAGGCCGACTTCGGCGATCGAGGTGTACATCCCACCCTTGTTCGTGAAGCTCTCGTTCAGACCTCTACGGCCGCGTGTGCACCTGTTGAGATTCCGAAGCTGCTCGACTACCACGGGGAGCCACTGAGCGGCCTCTCCGTGCTCGTCAGGGGCTCCCAGCGCCCTCGCAAGCGTGAAAGCCGCACAGCCGTTCGTGGTGATCCCAGCCTCACGGGCCGCGAGGCCCATGAGGAATCCGTGGTCGCGCTGATAGGTTCGCTTTGCCATGTCAGACCCCCAGCGCCTTCAGCGCGGCCTCGCACTGCTTCTCGTACTCGGTGGGGACGTGCTCAGTCGGCTCCACCTTCTCGTGCTTGATCGCCTTGCGGACCGGAACCTTCCGAGGCTCGTCGATCTCGACGTTCGTGATCTGGCTCACAGGGAACCAGTATTCGTTCGACTTCCGCTTCGGGTGCGTGATCCTGACGACATCGCCCTCGACCTTCAGCTTGTCGTCGGTGCGAGCTTCCTCGGTCCAGAACTCGATCTGATCGAGATCGTCGCCGAGCACGAGCCACGAGTATTGAACCAGCAGGCAGATCGCCTTCGGGGTGGCTTTCTTGATCTTGCCCCGGTAGCGGTAGTTCTCCGGCCGGTCCTTCGTGGACGGTGGTGCGAGGAAGCCCTTCTGCTCAGCGATCCACGGAGTAATCTCGATCGTCGCCATGCGGCCCTCGGCCTGCTCCAGCGAGCCGACGCCTTCGGGCTTCTCGCGCTCAGTCTGAGCCTTCCGGGGAGCCTGATCGAGATCGTCCTCGGCCTCGATCTGGGAGATCGGCAGCCACGTCTCGAACTCGGTGTCAGTGACGAGTCGAGCCTTCAGTGCGGCGATCGCCTCGGGGGAGGTGTCGGCGTTCCAGTCGATCCCGAGGTGGTCACAGCAGATCGGGCCGATACCGAGTTGCTGAGAGATCGCATGGGTGAGTTCGCGGTTGCAGTTCCAGCAGAAGACCGAGCCCTCGACCGCAGCGGATCCCTTCACGTGGATCGCCTTCTGCGTGCGCTCGATCACTTCCACGTCAACGATTCGCGGCAGGTTGTTCTTCGCCGCGAGCCACTTCCGGATCGTGATTCGTGTCGTCATCGGGTGCTCCGTGCTAGGGTCTGGTTGCTGCCCACACCACTAGTTTACACGGATACGTTCGACGTGTCAACCCCCCCCCGGCTATTGCCCGAAGGTTGGCGGGTCCGGCACTAGGTCGTCGGGATCGAACCACGGCGCATCGTCTGACTGTTGCCAGAACTCGCGGACCTCGCGGATCAGGGCAGCCGCTTCGGCCGTGTGAATCGACTCCACGGAGACGGCGTAGTTGAGAGCGCTCTCCATCTCGTCAGGGCTGACGAGTCCGAGCGCTTCGAGGCGCTGGAGGAACTCCCACCAGTCGGCGTACCGGAACCTGCTTGGCTGCGGCTGGAGAAGGTTGAGCGTGGTCATGGGGCCACCGAGCACAACGACCTCGCCTTCGGTCATGGCACCGAACCCGGTCCACGGCGTAGCGAGGATCCGCTCCTTCGGCACGACGGCGATCGAGAGGAAGCCCCGCCTGAACTCGTCGAGCGACCGGGCGTAGCTGGTCGCCGTCTGCGGGTCGAAGCTGAAGCTGTTGGCGGGCTGCCACTGGACGGATCGTGCCCGCCCGAGGAAGCTCGCCACGCGCTCCGCCTCTTCGGGCGGTGGCTTCATGCCGCGCATGACGACGACGTACTCGCCGGGGATCCGCTGCTGCGTGGCTTCGTACATGCCGTCGAGCATGGCGTCGAGCAGGTCCTTCGAGTCCCGGTAGATCTTCTCCCCGAGGTTTATGTTCTCTCTGGCCTGCTCCCGCGCCTCGGCGATCGCTGCGGCGTAGCGCACGTCATCGACCACCGTGAACGTCTTCAGGAACTCGGCGAAAGCACCCTCTTCCTGCATGAGCGCGAGCGCGTACTGCGGCTTCTCGATCACGTAGTCGATAAGCTCCTGAGCAACCGCCGTCTGCGTGTGCTTGATCCTGCCGTAGACGACGCGGGCGTCCGCAGCGAACGCCGTCTCGGCTCGCCGGCCCAGTTCCCTGTAGCGCCGCAGCCGCTTCAGCACCTCGGGCGAGAGAGCCTGACCGTACTGCGCCTCGATCTCACGGAGCGCCTTCCGGGCCGCTCGGTCGCCGGGTGACGTGTTCACGGCCGCGAGGCGCTCGTTGTAGACCTTCGTGAGCGGCCTCCGGTACTCGGTCAGGTCCGGCAGGCCACGGAAGCCCATGTGCGACATCGCCGGCCGCTTCACGTCGAAGTGTGACCGGATGGCGAACTGCGTGGCGATCGCATGCGGCGTGCCGGACGAGGATCCAGACCAGCCGTCCACGATGCGGGTCACGGCACGTTCGACCTCGATGCGCGTGCTGACACGCCGGAGCACGGAGAACCGCTGAGCGCCGGAGAGATTCTGAAGCCAGATGTAGGGCGCGTGCTCGTGCGTCTCCGCCAGCCGGGCGAAGAGCCGGTTCTCGTCGATCCGGCTGAGCGGCTGACCGCCGAACGCGGTCGCCCGCAGGTACTCTTCAGCGAGCAGGCGATCACGGACACTCTCCCAGTCGATCTCGTAGCTACCGCCCGCAGGGTAGATCCGGGCTGCGGAACGGGGCTGCCCCTCGACAGCCAGCAGCTTCACTACGTCGTCGATCTCACCCGCGTCGAGCCGCCTCTGAATCGCCTCGCGCATCGCGATCTGAGCAGCGACCTGAGCGTCTGTCAGGTGTGTGGTGATCGCGCTCGGGATGAAGGCATCACGGCGTCCCTCCCGAAGCGCGTCCAGCAGGTCGCGTGCCCATGCCTCGTAGTCGTTCTCACTGATCCCGAACAGGACGGAAGCCACGCCGCCCTGAGACGCATCGTATAGCTCGGGCTGGCGTGCGCTCGGTACGCCGCCTCGGATGTCCTGAATCTTGCTCGGTGGCCGGAGCGCTGGCCCGCCCTCGACCCACAGGATCCCCTCGCCCACGAAGTCCTCGATCTTCGGGACCTCGACGAGCCTGCGGTTCCGTTCCTTCAGGAAGTCGCGAGCGCCCTCGCGATCGAAGAACCGGCCACGGCTCGACACGAACCCGGCCGTCCAGTCGCCAGCCCGCCCCGGCAGCTTCTTGGCAAGCTCGACGTGGATAGCACCATATTCCCAGATGATCTCCCCCGTCTTCCGGTTCCGGAACGCCACCGCGTCGATGAACTCACCGACGAGCCTCGGGTCCGGATCGACGGCCGCCGTGAAAGCCGGCGTGACGCTCACCCCTACCAACTCCGGCAACTCGCCCCGCTTGACGACGATCGGCACGGTGGTCAGGTCGAGTTGTACGGCAGCAGCCAGCCGGTGAGCGCCGTCGTCCACGACCATGACGCCGGTATCGAGATCGACCGTGATCTGGATCGGCTGCTTGATCCCATCCTTCTTGATACTGGCGAGCAGGGCAGCGCTCGGCCGGGTGGATGGCTCCAGTAGTGGCAGCAAGTCGTCCACACGCGCGACCTGTGCCGCGTCCGCTGCGCTCGTGCCGATCGCATAGCGCTGAGGGAACGCCGCCTCGGCCACCTCGTCCCAGATCGCGCCTACACCGTCCGTATCGAGAGCGCGCAGCACGTCGAGCGACCGCTGCCGCTGGATCCGGTGCTTCGCCATGATCCGGAGCGAGCCCGGTACGCTGGCCGCACGGCCGCCCATGCCCCGGATGTACTCCTGCGCCCGGCCTCGCGTGAACCACTCATTCAACTGGTCGGCGAGTACCGTCTCGACCCACCGATCGCCTGCCGTAGCGTCCACGAAGCCGACGACGTTGAGGATCTCCTTCTCGAAGGCCCGTGCGTAGGTGAGCGCCTGCGCCTCCGTCATCTCGCCGAGCGCGATCGACTCGCCGAGGTCGCGGGCCGTCTCCAGCGGTAGGATCGGATTGTCGCGATCTAGCGGCCCGCCCATGCGCCTCAGCTTCGGCAACGTCTCGGCTCGGAACTCAGCGACCTCAGCAGCCAGCCAGTCGCGGATCTCGTCGAGGCCCTCGGCCGCTTCGTCGAGGTAGCGGTTCGCCTGTGCTGCCCACTGCTGCTTGTCCATCTTCGAGAACAGGACCGCGAGGGCGTTCGCCCGCTTCGCGTTCTCGATCGCCTCTTCCATCGACTCACGGAAGAACCGAGGGCTCATCCACTTTTCGAGGGGCTCCCAGCGCGCGTCTCGCTGTACGGCCCGGTCGATCCGCTGGAACCACCGCCTCAGTTCTTCCAGTCGGCGGCCCACGTCCGCGCCCTCGTTCGTGAAGGCATCGGCCAGCACGTCCGCTTCGGCGACAAGCTGCGCTCGGATCTCCTGTAGGATCGCCGGCTGCCCAGCATCGAGTTGAATCGCGTTCGTATACTCGATGATCTCGTCGATGTCGTTCACATCAACGTGCGGACCAGTCTTCGGGACGACGCGCGGCACCCGCTTGTAGTCGTAGCCGCGACTGGCGGCGAACCGAACGCTCTGCTCGTGTGAGATCAACTCGAACGCCTCAAACCTCGTGATCGCATCGAGGCGTTCCTCCACGGGAAGCAGGTGCCGGCGCGACTCATCGAAGATCACGATGTTCTCGCGATAGACCCGCTCGGCGATCTCCTGCTGAAGCCGGTACCACTCCTGCTCCGCCTTCGACGGAAAGAGCGTTGTCGTCTGGTCGAAGTCGGCCTCGCCCACCGCCTCGCCGAACTTCCGCTTGCGCGACACCTCAAAGGTGTACTTCCGACTGAAGACGATCGCCGTTGCCGGCTCCCAGCGGTGGATCTGCTCCCAGTCCGAGATTGACAGCGCCACGCTGGCGACATGTGACGGGTGATTGTGAACGACGACGCCGCCCCTCATGAGCGCCGAGTCGGCTTCGGTCAGCGTGACGGTTCCACCGATACCCGCGCGGTAGACCACCGGCTTGCCGTCGGGTCGGAAGACGAAGGCGTGTTCGATCGGCTGCTTGATGAGAAAGCCCTCGGCGATCGAGATATTGATAGCGAGTTGCGCTGGCCCCGGATCGCCGAAACGAGGAAGACGACGAGGCGGAAGGAACGGCCCGGACCGGATCTCCGTCAGCCACTCGTTCATGTCCTCCATCGCGATGTAGAAGGCGTCCGTATCGAACTCCAGCCGCTCCGGGACCTCGATTCCCGCCAGACGCGCGGCCTGCACGGTGGCAGCCCAGTCGATCGGCATCGACCAGCGCTCGGTCAGTGCAGCGATGTCGTCCGGCGCGAGGCCCAGCCCCTCGCGGTACGTGTCGATCAGGAGCTTCACGTCGTCGGCCTTCACGCGAGCGCCGGCCACTACGTCACTCCCTAGCTTCTTGAACCGTTCCTTCAGGGACGTGCTAAGCGCTGCCGGTGCGGCGACTCGCTGCCACCACTGGCCGGTCGTCCGCTTCAGGTCGTAGATCCACGAGTCGTCGATCCCGACGCCCACACCGATCGCGCCCCACGGAGTGCCCTCGCCACCGATCGCGTTGTACGCCTCATCCCAGCTTTCGATGAAGCCGCTGGAGGTGGCCCGGCCTGTGGTGAGGCCCAGTGCATCGCCAGTCGCTCGCAACTCAAGGGACGATGGCGGCCTCTGGTGGTAGAGGCTCCAGTCGAAGTCGGGGTCGATCTCCACGCTGTAGTCAAAGTCGTAGAGTTCGGCCCACTCCTCCCACGTCTGATCTCGGACCCACGCATCGTACTGCTTGTCCAGCAGGGCTCTAGTCTCGCCTGCGAGCCGAGCTTCCTTCCATGCGTCGTAGTCGCGGAAAACGATCCAGCGCGTGTCGTCCGGACCGGGCCATGTCGGGCTTGACGGTCGGTACTCGTCAAGCGTGCCGGTCGGCCACTTGTTCTCCAGCGCGATCTTCTGGTGGATGTCGTCCCAGACCCGCTTACCGGGTCGGCCGTCGCGGACGTGACTCACGCCGTCCTTCCAGAGCTTCGACCGGAAGTCTGGGCCGTCAGGCTTCGGCTTCAGCCAGAAGGTTGCCGGTCCGCAGGTGACGACTTCCTCGAACGGCGTCCACTTCGTAAAGGCTGTGTTGATGTCCCGCTTCGAGAACGACCAGAGCGCGAGCGTTTCGGGGTCCTCGTAGCGCACCGCGAAGACGGGGTGATTGTGGTGGATCCTCTTCCCATTGAAGAAGCGCCGGCCCACCGTGGGGGTTATGCTGGTCATGTCGCCTTCGCTGTAGTAGACGACCCTCCCAGTCTGCCGGTCGATCGAGGTCAGGTGCTCGTTGTACTGTCGAGCGCTCCACACCTTCAGCGCATCGGTCAGCTTATCGAGGTTGCCGTTCGCGGCGACCGGATAGGGCTCCGGATCCGCGTACTTGGTCAGGCCGAAGCCTTCGCGATCGCCGTGTCGCATATGCCAGCCGACCCCGAACGTCGGCAGTGAGACGCCAGCCGTAGCGCCGGCACGGTTGACGCCGAATAGCTTCTGTGAGATCCGGAGCGCTGCGCCCATCTCCACCAGCTTCAGGATTCGGGACAGGTAGGCGTCCGCCGATTCGCCGGCTCCGGCGATCCCGGTGAGCACACGGCCGATCACAGGTACGTCCACACCGATCGCGGAGAGCGCTCTGTCCACCAGCCGGCTCTGAACCGCACGGTCCACGCCTGTCGCCCGGCCGGCCACCGTAGCTGCGGTGCGGCCGACACCCGGTCCGCGTCGTGGAGTCTTCGCGATCCTTCGGCTCTCACCGATCCCGATCGCCTGCCGGAGCGACTCGCCCTCGGATCGCGAGAGCTTCTCCCTGCGGATCACCTTCTTCAGTGAGATCTGGAGTTCGGGACCCGGCTTCTTCGGCTTGTCCCAGTCCTCGACGGGCCGTAGCTGGTGCGTGAGGAAGCACAGGCAGCGCGGGTGTGGCCGGGCCGGGATCGCATCGGTCGGGTAGACGCCCGCGCCGAGTCCGTACAGGTCGGCCTCAGCGAGCACGTCACACGAGTCTCGCTTGGAGTGCCGGTGGCTGCGGTTCCACTTCACCGTCTCGACGACAGGTGACTCGTCCGCTGCGATCGAGTTCGCCTCGTGCTCAGCGTTCGACGCCTCGGTACGTGCGATCAGGCGCGCCCTCCGTGAGACGAGCCCGGCCTGCTTCCTGACGGCGGCCACCTCGGTTGTCGTGGGATCCTCGATCCCGAGGTACTTCTCCAGCGTTTGCTTCCCGATCAGCCGGCGATCGAGCAGAAGCTCGGGCGGGATGTCCTCTGACCCACGCACCAGCAGCCGGAGTTGCTTCTCGACGCTCCGGTTGTCCGTACCACGAAGCGCAGCGGTAGCGAGGATCTGCTCTGCTGCCCTGTCAGCGTCCCTGCGGAGTGTGGCGAAGGTGGAGGCGTACCCGTCGCGTGCGAGGACGGCCTGCGTCGCGCGAGTCCCTACACCGCCCAGTTGCGCGGCGACGGCATCCGGGTCGAACCCAGCCTCGGCGATCACTTCGGCCGTGGCCTCGGCCTGCATCTGGGCCATCGTGCGAGCTTGCAGGTCGGACGAGCGGATCGTGGAGCGGGCGAGTTCCTCGTTCAGCCGGTGCAGGATCGCCTTCACTTCGCGCTGAGTCGCTGCCTGTGACGACGTGGCCCGCCCCGACTGCATGAGTTTGCTCAGGTCGTCGGCGTACTGCTCCAGTAGGTTCGCCAACTCACGCTGCTGCTTCCGAGAGAGCGCGAGCGAGGTGCGGCGTGCGGCCCCGACGCGCTTCTGATACGCGGATCTTGGCATCTACCGCTCACGGCACCTCTATGGCGAGACTGGGCGCACCGCCCGCCTCTTCGGCTGCGATCGCTCCGGAGATGATGTCCTCGACTTCGCGTTCCTCGGCACTCTGTGCGCTGGCCTGCGTCTTCGCGGTCTGGTTGACCTCGGCGCTCTGCCTGAGTTCGGCCTCGATCGCTTCCTCGACCACATCGTCTGTCGCGAGCCCCTTGTTCCTGACGGCGGCCATCACGGCGCGCGTCGTCAGGGTCGGGCTCTCCACACCGGCCAGCACGAGAAGCTCGAACAGTTCCCGGATCGAGTCGATCAGCGGGGTGAGTTCGTACTCGCGCGGCCACTCGACGGAACCGCTCGGCTTCGCGTTCCCGAACCTCATCTCGATGAAGTGGATCGCCGTGTTCTGGGCCTGCTCCAGTTCGCTCGCCATGAGGGCCAGTCGTGGGGCTCTGACATCGGCGAATCCGGCCTGCTTGGAAGCGCCGGACGACTCGGGCGTACTGGTCGCTTCGAGTGCCGCCAGTTGACGCGCCTCTTCGAGCTTGCGGCCGAGCCGCGTCTCGAAGGTCTGAGCGACCACCGCCCCGGTCGATCCGTCGTAGATCGACGGCACGTTCCCGGTCTTCTTGTTGACCGGCACGGGCACCGTCTTCGACCCGCCCTTCATCTTCTCGACGGCGAGGTTGTAGCCCTCGGTGTCCACGCCGAGAAGGAACTGCATCGACTGAGCGGCGTCCCACACGTCGAAGTCGGCGGCACTGGACAGGTTCATGTAGGCGATCGCCGCCTGCGAGATCTCCACGGTACCGGATCGGCTCATGGCTGCGTGCTCGGGGGTGCTCTTCGCTCGCTCGTAGAACAGCGGCCACAGCGGGATCTCGCCCTTCGTACCCCCCCAGTCGCCTCGTGCGTCGTCCGGCTCGATCTCTTCGGCTTCGTCGCGAGTCGAAGATTCCTCCCACATCGGCTTCTGGTCGGCATCGAACCGGAACCAGCCACCGCCAGCGAACTCGTCGCCTAGCCCGGCGAAGCCCTTCGTCGTCATGAGCAGGTAGCGCATCTCGGGGTCGTTGCCCTCCAGCCGGCCCTTCTCGATGCGCGGGTTCCGCTCGTGGTAGACGATCACGGCAAACTGAAGCCGGCCGTTGGCGATGAACCAGTTGGTCACGTCGAGCGGCGAATACTCCACGAGGTAGGGCCGCTTGCCCTCGATCTCGTCGGCCCGTGTCTCCGGTGCGTCCACAGGCGACTCGGCCATGATCCAGCGGTGCCCGGTCGCCATCGCGTGCTGCATGGCGGTGGCCCAGAAGTTGTCCCACTGGGAGCCGTCGTTCCCTACACCGTCAGCGTTGTAGTAGATCAGTTCGGCCTGCGACGGCTCGCCGTCGTCTTCGGTGGAGATCTCACCGAGCGTACCGAAGTCGAGCCCTTCCTCGGGTGTGGGCCGCTTCCGCATGAGGTGCCCGACGATCGTGGTGGCGAACAGGTCGCCGAAGTTGATGTAGACCGCCTGCCGCTGCCTCATCGAGTAGTGGTCCTGCTCGTTCCTCCGGAACAGGCCGACCTCGCGCATGGCTTGGATCTGTTGCTCTTCCAGCCCTGCTTCAGCCACACTCGCCGCTGCACCGACCTCCCAGTCGAACTCGCGTAGCTCGTTGAGCACCGGCTCCCCGCCGTAGAAGCGCGTCTCCATCCGCCGCCACATGTTCTCGTTCGCGGTATAGATCGGATGCTTCATCCCCAGCCACTCGTAGCGTGCCATCGGTCAGTCCTCAGCGTTGAAGCGATGCCCACTCGCGCGGGTCATATGGCTTGGCTCCGAACTCCTTCGCCCACCACGCGAGAGCGCCGGCAGCCATCGTGTCCGGCAGGTGCCCGCTGGGCATATAGAGATCCTCGTTGGTCGCGTACAGGTGCTCCAGATAGGCATAGTCGATGCGCGGGTAGACGAACTCCGTCCCCTTCTCGATCGCGGCGACGTAGTTCCACAGCATGTCCGTCCGCTCCTTCCGGTTCCGGAAGTCGAACGGCATGCTCTCCACTTCGAGAAAGTCGTCACAGACAGATCCTACTCCTGTCGCGTCGTGCGCGCTGGGACCACCGTACTCTTCCACGCGCTCGTTGTAGGCCCGGATCATGAGGGGCCACGGCTTCCGCCCGTGTCGTGCCCACGCTGCGAGGCGATCCGGCTGGCTGCCTGAAGTCTCTTCCATCGTGTGAATGATCGTCCAGTCCACGTCACGCGCCCAGTCGGTGCCGTGGTAGAACGATCGCAGGTGGAGAGGCTCGACCAGCCGGACCACCTCTGAGGCACGCCCTTGAAACTGACCGAGACTCCTATCGAATAGCGCCTCGACCGCTTCGGAGTCAATGGCTCGCGTCTTCGGGCTCGGCTTCTGAAGCTCGTACTCGATGTCCCACATCGAGAGCGGCACCTCGCCCTTCTTCCGATCGACCTCGGAGTGGGCCAGCCAGCCGTGCGGTTCGAGGTTCTCGCGGTAGCACCACTCGAAGACCGGCCAACCGCGATCGGTGGCCCGCTTCAGGATCTCCGTCATGGTGCCGTCCGGCTTGTGGTGCGTGCTGGAGCAGACCGTCTGCGGGGTCACGCCACGCGCGGCCATCGTCTGACCCATCGCCGCGTCGAAGATGTCGAGATCCATCTCGTCGCACTCGTCGAGTCGGAGCCGCTGCGGGTGCGGCCCACGTACCGACGAGCCCGAGGCCATGAGCGCCTTGACGAAGGCCCCGTTCGAGAGCCGCATCTCACGCTTCGTCGGGTCCGAGACGAGCATGTGCTTCGGAGCGCGCGGGCTGTCCCAGAACTTCCCGTAGGCGTTCGGGTCCGTGCCGGCGATGTAGGAGTGGACGCGCTGCGACTGCTCACCGGATCCGCCCAGCAGGTTGACGGCAGCGCCTAGTGTGATCGCCTCCGTCAGCGTGAGCAGGGCGAGCAGGAAGCTCTTACCGCCGAAGCCACGAGAGGCGAGCCACACGCAGAGCGGCGTCTCAGCGAAGTAGGCATGCGTGAAGGCGTCGAACGGCGAGACGTGGTGTGGACAGCAGCGCTCCCGAGGGATCCAGACGTTCAGCGTATCGTAGACCCACTCGTGCAGAGCGTCTGGCGTGGTCGGCGCGTCCGGTGAGGCATGCTGCGGGGTGTCATACGACTGGAGTCGGTCGGCGATCCCCCGGACGAAGTTCGCCTCGGCGTTGCCCGACTCGGGGACCGCAAGGCCGCTGCCTCGCGTCCTCCAGTTCACACGCGCTTAGCGAGCCAGAGTAGAAGCCAGCAAACGAACGCCAGCGCAGCGAGCCCAACCAGACCCTCCGTCACTACGCCTCCCACTCCGTGCGGCACTTCGCGGAGCAGAACTGCTTTCGCTTCGTGTCCGGGTTCCGACGCAGGTGTGCGAAGCTCTGCCGGATGATCGCGCCACACCCCCGGCAGGCTGTTTCGAGAAATTGTGGCCGCTGCTCTCGCTCTCGTTCCGGCATGGCTCGCTCCCGCGCTCGTACAGTGATCTCCGCGCCCGCTCGGGCGATTCGCTCCACGTCCTTCTTTCCGCAGCCTCTACACGCCACGAGGTAGCCGCAGCCGTCGCGCCATCCGCAACGCTGCCCTCGCTCGCATCGCCGTACACTTCCCGCAGAAGTCCTTCTCTCCGTCGAACGACCAGCCGATCTTCGCTGCCTGCTTCCGGAGCGACTTCGCTTGATGCGGCTTCGACGTGTGGATCCTGACCGTCTCGCCGTCGCGCACATCGACGAGGGCGTGCTTGCCGATCCAGTCGCCACCGATCCAGTTCTGGCAGCCCTTGAAGTCGCAGTGTAAGGTCGGGTGAAGCTCGTGCGTCATTCGGGGTCCTGTCGAATCCGGGCGATCTCCGCTTCGAGTTCGAGATTCGCTACGGAGTCCTGAACGTGCCACGCGCCCCGAAGCGAGTCCTGCTGGATCTCGCACTCGACGAGAGGCCGCTCCAGATCGAAGCACCGTTCGAGGTACTGCGAGGCGATCAGGTCCCGCATCATGTTCGTCTGCGTCTTCTCTTCGGCCGCCTGCCGCGCGAAGTATTCGGCCTGCACCTTCTCGACGCTCTGGATCTCCTGCTGCATTTCGGCGCGTTCCTGAGCCCACACCTCGGGGAACGCCCACATCGTGCGGCCCCAGAGGAACCACGCGCCGCCGAGCGCAAAGACCGTCGCGAACAGAGCGATCGCCTGCTTCAGTGTGATGAACTTATCCATCGCCATTCATCCTCTTCGATCCGCGAGACGGGTGCCGAGAGACGGGGCGCTTCTTCCGCCAGCGCTCCGCGTCCGGACAGTTCGCATGGTGAGCAAGGTACTTCGTGAGGTCGTCTCGTGCGGGTACCGCCACGAGTCCGGTCTCCGAAGCTGCGAGTGAGAGGTTCCCGTTCATGTTCTCTTCGAGACACATGGTGTTGCCGGTCCGGTAGTGCTTCACGAAGAGCACCGGCTTGTGGCAACTGCGGCATTCCCTGTACCGGATCTGCGCGTCCGCTGAGTCAGGCATCGGTCGGGTCCTCCGGGTCACGGCCCCACACAGCCTCGACGCGAAGTTCTCGGCACAGCACTGGCAGCCGGACGATCGGCAAGTTGTCACGCGCCACCTCCATCTCCAGCGCCTCGGCCCCGGACAGCAGCAGCGGGTTCTTCTTCCCGTTGACGTAGAACGTGTAGCCGCACCCGCCGTCCACGCGCTGCGTAACGACGATCTCAGGTAGGTCGTCGGCGATCCCCATCGAATAGCTCCGTTTGCTGTCCGGCGAAGAGGGCAGGGTCCGGACAGTCGGCCGCCTCCCAGCGCCAGTATTGGTCATCACTCCAGCAGTTCGGGTTGCCGCAGCCGTCGCAGCCGCACCGCTCGGCTCGGTTGCTGGCGCAGCACTTCTTTCCGCAGGCGTAGCACATGGTCAGAACTCGTAGCCGTACTGCTCGATCTCTTCGGCGAACCACTCCGCCACGAACTCAGCGAGCCCCGGATGCCGCTCGTAGTAGCGCAGGTAGGGGTACCGGGTGGCGGTCACGTTCATGCGAGGCAGCGTCACATCCTCGCCGACCAGAGCGCTCATCTCCGCGTCCAGCGCCTCGTAGCGTAGCACCTCGTCGGAGACAGGCTGATAGTTCCAGTACAGCCGGTGTGGCCGCAAGTAGGTCTGCTCGTTGACCCACCAGCGAACGAAGCTCTCGAAGTCGGCGGCGCTGCGCCGAGCCCTGTGCATGTACCACCACGAGACGAGCGCGTCCCAGTGATTCCGGACGACCGAGAAGCTGCGCCAGCCGTCCTGCCTGAGCGCCGCGAGCTTCGCTCGATCGAACTCGTGGTGCTTGCCGACCATCATCGCTCCGCGCCCGCAGAGCCACTCCGCGACGGCATGCGAGCCGGTACGTGGTTGCGCGAGGAAGATGAGCTTCTGCTCAGCCCAATGGTAGCTCATGCGCTCGCTCTCTCCAGTCTGTCTGCTTCGAGCAGCATCTTTCGGGCGACGTGGTTGAGCAGCTTCTTCGCCACCACCTCGTCGTCCACGAACATCAGCACGGCTTCCTTCAGGTCGTCGGCCATCTCCTCCCGGACGCCCTGAATCTTGTCCACCCGGATCCAACGCCCGATCGCGATCCGACGATCCATCTCTGCGGCCTGTACGCGGACGATCCGATCGGTCAGCGGGTAGATCTCGTCCCAGACGTGCTCCGCGCGTGCGCCTGTGAGTGCGTGCTCCAGCCCCTTGGCGATCGTCATGGTCAGGCCGGAGAGGTCGTTGGCGAGGATCTGCTGCTCCGCCTTCGTCCAGAGCTTCAGGTTCCGGCCCACGTCGAGCGCTCCCGTCTCGGCTCGATCGTTCAGGTCGATCAGTCGGCGGATCAGGTTGGCGACGAGCGGGCTCATGTTGAGAAGCTCGGGGTCGTCGCAGAGCGCCATGAGCTTCGCGCGGAGTTCCGGTACGGTGGTCCGCTGGACGAACTCGCTGTACTTGCCGTGAATGAAGAGGTTGTGGCCCGGCCCTCGGTAGTCGCTGACGCCCGTGCCTATGTGGCGCTTACAGCGCATGATCCGCCGCTCCGAAGCTGCGTGCGTCTTTGCGAATCCGTGGCCGGCAGGCTTCCCGCAGTAACCGGGTCCACCGAACGGGCCGGGGTCGAGCTTCGGGAGGGTGTCGCCGTGACCGGCCTTCCGGGAGTTGCACTTCGGCCACGCCTGCTTCTTCATGAGAGCCCCGCCCTCCATGAGAGCTTCTTCACTCGCCCAGCCCCAAGAACTCGACCGAGCAGACGTGGAAGGCGAGGCAGGCGATGAACCAGCAGAGGATTCCCGCAGCGACGATCAGGGTCGATACGCCGGGCGCGAGCGACAGGCGGATCACAAGCAGTCCGAACCCGAAGAGGCAGACCAGCATGACGAAGCGGATCACGCGAGCGTGTTCGCGCTTCGTCCAACCGTCCGGTCGATACTGGCTCATCGTGAGTTGACGGTCGCGTGGACCGCTGCCTGCGGTTCGTCGATCTCGATCGCGACGGCGTACTCGGTGTCACTCAGCCGTCTCATCTCTCTCTCCTTGTGATGTCGATTCCGTGCTCCCTGCACATGCGGTAGACGGTGGTACGATGAACCCCGAGGCGTCGAGCGACCGCCGACATGTTCACGCCCCCCTTGCGGGCCGGGGCGCTTCGTAGCGCCTTCACGATCTGGGCGCGTTCCCACGTCCGGTGCTTCTCGGCAAGAGTCTTCATGGCTGCACAATCCCGTCCTCGTTCACGGTCACGATCGCGGTTCGGTCCGTGCCGGGCTGAGCCGGGTCGAGGCCGTAGTAGACATCCTCCCACGTCTGGCCGGGCTCGTACTCGCGCCAGTTCGACGGGTCGTTGTCGTCGCCGGGGAGGCCGGCGTAGTAGGCCCCGTACTTCTCGGCGAGGTTGTTCCGGTTCACGTTCAGCCAGAGGACTTCCTGCCGAAGCTGTTCGAGCATGTCCTCTTCCCACTCGCGATTCGAGGCCGCTGCGTAGATCGCACCGGAGATCACGATCAGGGCGCACACGCCCAGCGGGATCCACCACGAGAAGCGAAACCCGAGCCAGAAGGCGATGCCGATCGCGCCGAGGAACATGCGAGTATCCCCCCGGTTCCACGGCGTAGTGAGCGGGCTCGCAAGCAGCCTGAGAATGAAGAACTGGTTCTCGATCACCTTACGCATGAGGAATCCCCAGTCGGTCCCAGATCTCGCGACGATGCTCTGGGGGCAGGTCGTCCACGGCGATCCGCTTCAGGCAGCCACGGCACGACTCACACAGGAAGTCTACGACGCCCGTTCCGGGACGCCACGCCCACTTCCCGCCGATCATCGGCTCGTCGCACACACACCTAGAGGCCAAGCTCCCTCCTGACCTTTGTTCGAGACCGCTCGCAATCACGCCCCGCCACAGAGGCGATCTGCTTGCGGTCCCGGCGCACGGCGCGGTTCCTTTCGCTTAGGGTCTTCCCGAACTTCAGGCCGTGATAATACATCGCATTCATCGCTTGTTCCAACTTCTCCGGGTCGAGCTTGGCCGGCATCGGCTCCGGATCGGGCAGCGGGGTGGCGTGGTGGACGACCCGCTGCGGCGCGCCCAGCGGGTCTTCTTTCTTCGACCTGCCGCCGAACTGAGCGTACAGGATCCAGAGCCCGGCGAGCGTACCGACGACGAGTCCGATTGTGAACATCGTCTGTGAGTCCATTATTCGTTGACTCTCCCGGCCGTCAGTCATGGCGCGGCTACAGGTTTCGAGAGTTGTAGCGGAATACGCTGGCCTACATGGTCCGATATTTGCCCCGCGCCGAGTGACCGCGCACGTTCGGTGTCCGCGTCGGAATCCCCAGCCTCAGCACAGCGTACCCACCCTCGGCTCGTCGCCCCACGTTGAGCGTCGTCACGCCGTCCCCCTCGGTGTTGACGGTTCATCGCTCGGTTGCCGGGTGTATCCGGCACCCGCACGGCAGGTTCTGTTCAGGGCGCGAACCTCGTCCATCAACTTGTCGAGCGGTACATCGGCCAAACTCACGGCGAATAACTCGTTGGCGAGGTATTCCAGTGCTTCCCAGTGCACCACATTCGCGGCCCGCAGGCGTTGTTTCACCTTCATCGCATCGTGCCGCTTCGCCCGTAGACGCTCGACCTCGCAGTAGACACACTTGAAATCGTCGTGGGCTACTCGCCCGTGATTCACGCAATAGGCGGATCTCTCGCTCGGCTCTTTCCTGCGTTCCCGTTCCTGTTCCAGCGTGGCGTACAGGTCGGCACGGACGTACTCAACCTCTCCCGGCAAATCGTGTTGGCTGAAATTGACCACCAGCTTCAGGCGTGCATTTCTCGCCACCCAGATCCGTTCCGGCGCGTCCAGCGCGACGAGCTTCTTAACCGTATCCTGAAAGATGGCCCGTTCCTGTTCCAGCGCGGCGATGCGGGCGTCCTTCCTTTGACAGTCGGCGCAAAACCCGATGTCCTGCCCGCAGGCTTCGCACGTTGCCCATTCCCATTGTTCATCCATCGCTGCCCCCTTCCGGCCCGTTCTCCCCCTCGATGAGCCGCCCACCTACACGATCCGATATTTGCCCCGCGCCGAGTGACCGCGATCGTTCGGTGTCCGCGTCGGAATCCCCAGCCTCGGTGGACGGCCTCTGTTCTGTATCGTTCTCCCCCTCGGTGTCGCGGCGCAGGTGAAAGTCGGTTAGTAGCCTCTCGCCCACGAACGCCGCGAAGTCGCGCCCGTACCTGTGATCGCGACCTTTCCAGTGCTTGTCCCACACACACTCGACCTCGCGAAACCATGCTTCAATCTTCTCGGATGCGTAGATCATTTCGGCTCCCCCTCGGTGCGTTGGGCGCGGTACAACTCGTACAATGAATCATAGGCGGCGAATGACGTGTGCAACGCCGACTCGTAGTGGGCTTCGATGATCTTCGTCTGCGCCGTGGCCCCGATCGTCAGCAACAACATCGTTGCGAACACGCCGATCGAAAGACCCGCAAGGAACGCCGCAACCGTACTTGGTTTTCGGGTCATCGGTTGAACCTCTTATTCGGGTGGTCGCCCGCAATCAACAACGCGAGTAGCGCGAACAACCCGAAGAAGAACGTCCACGCCATCCACGCGCCCGGAGACCGCTCGCGAACTACCGCCATCGAGTGCGCGATCCACAGGAACAACGCCACGAGTCCAAACCATATCAGAACTTCCATTTCACTTCTCCCCCTTTGTGTCGCGCAGGGCGCGGCCTTTGACTACCAACAGAACGTGGCGAATGGACGGACAGCCCATCTCGTCGCAGTTGTGTTCGGGCTTCGGTGTCCCGTAGATGACCACCGTTCCGTCCGGTTCGCGCTCCAGCGTGTGTCCGTCCCGCACCGCGTCCCGTAGGTCGCGGATGGTGTCCTCGCGTTCTATCTGCAAGCCGTGTCGTCGCTCCGCTTCGGTTGCCGCAAGCGTCACCTCCTGTTCCAGCGTGGCGACCTCGGCGGCCATTTGATACAGCTTCGTGGAGAGGGGGTGTAGCGAATGTGACCCGCGCTCGTTTGCACGCTTCGCCATTTTCCGTATCCGCTCACTTAGCGGCGTCTGTTCGTCAGTCATGGCGTACCTCGGTGTCGAGTGTCCGGCTCATTGGTGGCCGGGACAGGTGGAGCAGCACCGGGAACACGGACCCGCCCCGAGCGTTGCCGCACCGGGGACTCCACCTGCCCGGCTTTCATGCCGGTGTGATCGTCAGCGTGACGCCCTGCCGTTGCTTCACTCGACAGATCTCCTGCGAGCAGATCAGGATCAGGTTCTTCGGACCGTCGTCCACGAAGTAGTGACCCTTCAGCCCGTCGAGGATCCACTCCAGCGAGGCCGGCAGCTTGTCCTCGTCCCGCAGACTGTGCATCCGGAAGTGGGCGTGGATGTGGACGTGCTCGGGCACCGGGTCGGGCGGGTTCAACTGCTCCCGCGCTCGCCAGTACGCGGCGTCCTTCGCCTCGTTCTTCCGCTTCGTGTAGTTGCCGCTGCTTCGCCATACGAGTGCGTTCTTCGCGTTCTGGCTCAGGGGGACGGGGAACCTGAGCGTGTAACTGTTACCCGCGCTCCAGTACTTCTCAGTTGGGCGATCCACTCGTCGAACTCCCGCTCGTTCAGGTCTTCAATGTCCTTCAGGGTCAGGCCGTCCTGCTGGCTGATCTCGTGCACCGGGATCCAGCCGGCATCCTGAGCAATCTTCAGGGCAAGAACCCTGCCGGCGAGCCGCTCGTCCCAGCAGTTCATCGTCGCGAACCGAGCGATCTCGCCCTGCACGACTTCGAGGATCTCTTCCTGCGTCTTCGAGAACTGGTCGGTCATGAGCCGGAACATGGGCAGCGGGAAGATGCCCTTCCGCTCCAACTCGATCACCACGTCGAGGACGCGCCCGTTCAACTTCTCCGTTGACCAGATCGAGGACAGGCTATGCTCCCCCATGATCGTCTCCGTTCGCTCTGCGATCCTTCATGACCTCCATGACGGCCGGCGCGGACATCGCGCTCGCCATAGCGTAGGTCGCGACGGCCGCCACCGCTGCGAGGTTGCCGCCGATCGACGGCTGCTGCGGATCGAGGAACTGCCGCCAGAGCATGCGGTGCAACGACTCCATGCAGCCCATCGTCTCGTTGCGTCCCGCATGCGGCACGGCTTCGATCTGCTGTCGGTAGCGGAGCGCCTCGGCCCGCACGATCGCGAGCGCAGCGTCGAGGTGCTCCGCGTCGATTCGTTGGCTCATCGAATGATCGCGATCGGCGGCGACTCGCCAGCCAGTTCGAGTGCGAACCAGTCGCGGATGCGCTCGATCGCCTGATTCTTCCACTCGGCACCGTCGCACATGAAGAGCGCGACTTCCGGAAGGCCGGTTGACTGACGCAGGCGGAGCACGAACGGTACCGGGGGCTGCTCGATCACAGGGAAGCTCGCGTGCGGCGCGAGAATGACCGGGTTCGGCACCTTGACGTTATCGACGTTCGCGATTCCGGCGCGTGCCGTGACGGTCTGCGTGGTCCCGTCGTCTGCGGCCGTCTTCACCTGCTCGTCCTTCACGTTGCCGAGCAGCTTCAGTACGTCGGCCCGATCGTGTGACGCGACGAAGAGCGCCTGTAGCGCGATCACCATCTCTTCAAGCTCGCACCAGTCGCCGATCTGGAAGTGGAGATCCTGAAAGCGGTCATAGACCTTCGCGACGACGTAGCACTCGCGCTGCGCGAAGTCGCCGAACGTGGGGCCGATCAGTCGCACCTCGCGCGGCCCGACGACGTGGAGCATGAGCGCCTCGCGGGTGAGATTGTCCCGGTTCTCGACGAGGTAGTCCCTGATTCCCGCGAGCGAGTGTACCACCAGCGGCTCGACCAGCGGCTCCTTCTTGCGCGGATCGAAGAGCGGAACGGTCGAGTATGCCTTCCCGTCGATCTCGATCGCGACGAGCGCTGCCGCCGCGCGCGCCAGCCTAGCGACCTCGGTGACTGCGGAGCAGTCCAGTATGTCAGCCATCCTGTGCCTCTCTCTCTCCTATCGGGTGAACGTCGGGATCACGGTCCTCGAACATGTCCTCTTGCTTCAGGTCGTAGGTCACGGCCACCAACTCGCCGTCGCGCTGGCCCATGTAGACGAGCCGCTTGCTGCCCTCGTGCGGTGCCAGCTTCGAGGTGCAGTCGATCAGAAGCTCCGCCTCGTGGCGGTCCTCTGTGGGGATGACCGTCAGGGTCAGCGTCACGGACCGCTTCGCCTTCGCCTTCGTGTTCGGGTTCTGGACGTTCGCGAGTACCCTCTGAAACTCGCGAGCGAAGTGGGCCGCCGCTTCGGGCAGCGTGTCCAGCGCTACGTCTTGCAGGTCAGGCATCGTTCTCTCCTGTTCGTGTCAACTGCCACTTCCGGATCAGGTTGCCGTGTGAGCCCTTCGTCTGTGAGTGCGAGAAGCCCACGGCACGCCAGCCCTTCTTCTTGAAGACCGCGCCGAGGAAGTTCCGGCTCAGGGCCTCGGGCGGTGGGGGGCTCAGGCTCTCGAAGTAGGCGCGAGCGTCGTCAGCCGTGACGAACGCCTCGGCCCCCCATGCCGTGCGCCTGCGTTCGTACAGTCTCGCCATCTCGGCCCGGATCTCGTCGAGCCAGCCGGAGCGTGTGTCGCCGAGCGCCGCGAGGATCCGATCGCGTTCCTCGATCTCCATCACGATCTGCTCGTTCCGGACGTTGAAGAGATCGGACTGCCTCGACTTCTTCACCATGCTCACCCCCGCCTCGACGCGATCCAGTACGCGCCGTCGTGGAAGACGTTGCACTGGCTGTCTGGCAGCTTCTTCGGCCTGTCGCTCTCTGGCTTCTTCATGCACTTCTCGCACGAACAGCCCCGGCCCTGCTGGATGTCAGCGATCGCCGAATCACGCAGCCTCTTCGAGTCGAACGGGCCGTGCACGTAGTCCATGCCGAACCCGCGCCTCATGACTCACCTACCTCTGCGAGCGAGGCTGCCGTCAGGTCCGGCACCTTCGCGTACTCGGGCTTCCCGTACCGGCCATCTGTGACGCCCAGTTTCCACGCTACCCAGTCCATGATCTCAGGCCACGACTTGCCGGGGAAGTGCTTCCTTATCGTTGGCGGTGTCGGCAAGAGCCACGACAGTTGCAGCTTCTCCATCTGACGCAAGCTCGGCAAGATTCCCGTCAGTCAACCACGAGGTCCTCATACTCGAATCGTCCGTGCCTCATCACATTCTCCCGGTGAGGTTCTCAATCAGGGCCGAGGTATCTACCTCGACGGTGGGCTTGTCGGCGCAGGTCGGGCAAAGCTGCTCCCAGCCGTGCTCCAGTTCCTCGGTGGTCTTCGTCGCGAGGAACGTCTCCAGACACGAGACGCACTCGTAGTGGGCGGTCAGGGTCACGCCACTGTCGCCGTTTCTGCGAGGCGCTTCGGCGACGAAGCGAGCGACGTGACCCTGAGAGCGAAAGATGAGTTCGGGGGTGACGTAGACCCACCGCGAGTCGATGTGGTGCTTCGATGCGAACGCTCCGTCGATCGCACGGACCCCTTCCTCTTCGGTCAGCCCCTCGGCAAGCCGAGCGCTCATCTTTCTGCGGAACTGGTCCGTCATCTTCAGGCCACGCGATCCCGTCAGGCGCTTCGAGCGCACCTCGTTGAAGTGCTCGAACCACACCCGCATCACATCTCTCTTCGTTGTTCGTTGGTCTTCTTCCTTCTTCTTTGACTCCGTTCGCGACTCCGTTCGCGACTCCGTTCGCGACTCCGCTGGCGATTCGGTTGTGACTCCGCTGCCAGTTGGCGTGTACTGGTAACGGTCGTAATTGCATATGGTTATGATCTGCGGTTTGCGACCCGCTTGTGACTCCGTGCTGATTCGACCCTCGGAGCGCAGGTAGTGCATGAACCTGAGAGCCCGATTGAAGCTCCAGTTCCAGCGTGCAGCGAGGAAACGAACGGAGGCGCGGAACTGGCCGCGCTGGAGGCCGGCACCGTCTCGCCAGCGAGCCATCGCGATCATGTCCAGCCACGCCGCCATGCGGCAGGCGGGCTCGTCCGTGCTCTGCGGGTGCAGGTCGTGTGAGGCGCTCAGGAGCGAACGCGATACCCGGATCCAGCCCTCGTCGAAGTGGCTCAAGTTCCCGGTCCTTCATGCGTGCCGACTGTCCACGAGTCTCGATCATAGGACGGGCACCACGGGAAGCGCAACTTCGAGGACGAGAGAAACCGCAGCGGGTGTGGACAGCGTTCCCCAGCACGGTCGCTCCGGGTGGGAGCAGTCGGAAGGTCTACTGAACCGCTGCGGCTCTCTCGAAGCATGAACGCTACTCCGCGAACAGGACGACAGCAAGAGCGAGCAGCAGGCCCACCACGAGCATGACATCTTCCCTCACCCTTCTCACAGGTATCTCCCGCCACGGAACGCCGCCGCGAGGTCCAGCGGTACGCAGGCCAGTTCCCCGTCCCGCACCCCCTGCTTCCACTTCGCCCACGCCAGCCAGTCCGAAGGCCACCAGATCTGCCGGAACTTGCCGATCGAGGCGGAGCGGGTCCGAGCCACGCTTGGGATCACCGCTATCCAGTAGCCGCGCTTCAAGTGCCGGATCACGATCCACAGGCGATCGTCATAGAGCCGAAGCTCCCGGCCGCTCCCGATGTCTTCTCTGATGACTTTCTTGGTCATCCCGCACCTCCCCCGGTCACGCCGTGCAGCACCTCGCCCTTCGTCTTGTGGCTCATGGTCATCTGCTCCTGATCGTGGTCTTGACCTCTTCGTAGAACTCGATCCCCGGCACTGCGCCCCGACCCGCCGTAGCCTCAGCGAGCTTCTCCAGAGCCTCCCAGTTCGGCTCGATCAGGTTCGTGGTCACATGGGGGTGGTTCGGCGAGATGATCGCGTTCAGGAGCGCGTGAGCGCACTCCACGATCTCGCCGGGGTGGTCCGAGAGCCAGCGAGCCCGCCACTTCTTCTTCTCGACCATCCCCTTCGCCTTCGGGGCACGCTGCTCCATCACTGTCCGCGCTACGGGCGGGGCAGGCACCGGGGCCGTCTCCATCTGCGTGAGTGCGTCGAACTTCGCTTCGTCGCCGCGATCTGCGGCAGCCAACGCCTCAGCCTCACGGACAGCCGCAGCCTCGGCCGCGAGCCTCTGCCGCTCCTGCTCAGCAAGTTCCCGCGCCTTCCGCTGCTCTTCCGCCCGGTAGGCCCCGATCTTCTTCTCGTAGATCCCGATCGCCTCTTCCGCAGGCCTGAGGATCTCGGCCCTGCGGCCCGTGATCGCCTTGTGCGTGGCGTTCGCCGCGTCAGCCATCGGAGCGAACCACTCGCGGACGCTCTTCATGAACTGGCGAAGGCTCCGCGTCTCGTCGATCGCAAGCTCGTAGGCAGGTGGCCCGTCGATCACGAAGTTCTCAGCCGCGTCCTTCAGCGCGGTCGCTGCTGCGCTCCGCTGCTCGACCTCTTCCTTCCGCTCGTCGAGCGGGTTCGGAATCAGAATCTCAGTCATGGCTTCTCTCCATCCTCATGTGCCCAGTTCTCGAACTTCCTCAGCGCCTCGTCCGGTGTTGCCGCTCTCTGGAACTTCCCCTCAGAACTCATAGACGTATGCTCCTGTCGCTGCCCATTCTGCCGGGTCCACTCCGCCGATCTGCCCGAGCGCCCAGAGAAAGGTCGATTCGTCTGCCTCGTGCTCCGGCCCGTCGAGCATGACGAGCTTCGGTGTGCCGTCCTTCCTCAGCCACAGCACGCCCCGGTCTTCGATCGGCTCGTCGGGAAACTGCCCGGTGTGTCCGATTGCGTAGCCTGCCGTCTGGAAGCCCGCCGCCTCTTCGTCCAGCACACTCGTCGTCTTCCATTCGAGCAGGGTCCGGCGTCCGTTCATGAAGCCGCGCCAGTCGTAGGTGCCGGCGAAGCCCCAGACGCCCGAGTAGACGGACTGCTCGAATGCGACAGTCTGGATCCGGCCCGTCATGGCATTCATGAACCCGCAGAACCCGATCACGGCGGCCCGGACGCGCGGGTGCGGGTGCCGGAAGTCGAGCGCGACCTGAAGCCAGTTCGCCACGTCTCCGTGCTGCCGGAGCAGCGCAGCGATGATCTGGTGGATCTCGGTCCCGAGCTTCGCCGCGTTCGCGAGGTGCGGCCACGGCACACCCGAGTAGTCCGTCGCGAGGCCTGCCCGCGACATGACCTGCGTGACCGAGGGCACGGGCGCACCGTTCCAACTGTAGAGGTGCGGACCGGGATCGAAGGCGAGGCTCATGAGTCCGCGACCTCTTCCTCGCGTTCCTCGAAGCTGGGAGGACGCACGCTGAGCCGCGCCCGCCCGATGACCCGCCTGCGGCGAGGCTCTGCCACCACCACCTCGGCCGGTCCGAAGTCGCCAGTCGGCGGCTCGAACGTCACCTCGCCAACCTCCGCCAGCGGCACCTCGACCAATCCGTACCCTTCGATTGACTGAGCGAACGCCCGCTCGACGTGAAGCTCGACGGTCAGGTCCATCTCGCTTTCCCGGCAGATCCTGTTGAGGACGGCCATGAACTCGGCCAGTACCGCGCCGGTCAGGCTGAACGGGGCCACCACCTGCACGATCTTCTTCAGTTGGATATGCGACATTCGTCTCTCCCGGTCAGAAGGGTAGGTCGTCTTCGCCGCCGAGCGCCATCTGCGGCTCACCTTCAGCGGGCGGATCCTGCGAGGGCGAGTCGTCGGCTGGCTGGTCGGCAAGCTCCTGCTTCAGCCTGCCCAGATAGTCGGCCGCCTTGCAGACGGCTCCGTAGGTGATCCTCGGGGCCTTTGCGAGCAGACCTTCGAGTGCCGTTCGTTCCTTCGACGGCACTTCGAGCACCACGTCACCGAACAGGATTCGCAGGGCGTTGATCTCGTCGCCGGTCGCCTGCCGCCCACTCTGGTCGCCGGTCGCGAGCGGAACCCACACCCCGGCGTTCCGGTGGATGTGCTCCTGCGAGATCGTCATGCTGACGGCGAGCCGCTGAGCGAGATCGTCCCCCGAACCGACGAGTCGCTGGGCCACTGCCAGCGCCTCGCTGAAGCGCTCTTCCTGTGAGACGTAGGGGAAGCCGTTCGACTGCCCGTTCGACGCCTGAGCGGGCGCTGAGGCGCTGCCCTGCGCCTTCTGAGCCTGCGGTGTCGGAGTGTCTCCGATGTTGTCCGCGAGGATCACGCCGTCGAGGGTCGTGAAGACGACCGTCGCCGCGCCTTCCTTCGCCATGCCCGCACACTCGATCGTGACCCACTGCTCGCGGTGGTCGTGGCAGACCTTCTTCCACGCCTCTTCGTAGCCGGGCAAGTCGGGCTCCATCTTCACGCCGTACTCGCCCTCGGCGTCGCCCTGCACCTTGAAGAAGAACGTCAACGGCTCCTTCCCCGGATGGAAGTCTTTGTAGCCTCGGACCTGCCCGACGAACGGGGAGATCTTACAAAGCTGCCCGTGGTAGACGTACTTCTTGTCCCACGTCGTACCTGCCTGCGCCATGCTTACCGTCCCTTCCGGATGAGGGTCTGTCGCTTCCCGCGAGGCTTGTGAGCCCAGTACCGCTGCCACCGCCTCGTCGCCTCGGGGATCTCTGCGCTGTACTCGTCCTCCAGCGCAGCCAGCAGCTTCATCGCACGCCGGCCCTTCTCGGCCCCGTACTGGTTCGGCGAGTCGAAGTTCGCCGGCTGGCGCGTCCCGATCGCCCAGCGCCGGACGGTGCTCGGCTGCAAGTCAGCCAGCCGCGCGAACCACGAGTAAGCGCCGCGCGGGTGATCGCTGCCGGTTGCGGCCAGCCAGACCACCTGAATCCGCTTCGCCAGCTTCTCGTGAGGCTTCGTCATCTGTGTCTCCTACGGGTTGAGTCCCATGCCCTGCGCGAACTCCGTCGTGGTCACAAGCAGACCCTTCGCCACCTCGTAGCAGCCCGGACAGAGCTTCTTCGAGCTTGCGCTGCCAGCCGCTTCGAGCGCCTCGCGCTTCGTGGCGAATGGCCCCTTCAGGATCTCGGGCCGGGGACGCGCCAGCCGGCGAACCGCGAGCGCACCGCCGACCAGCCACCAGTCTCGCGGCCCCACGATGATCCAGTGCTTGATCTGCCCGTTGCCGTTCACGACCGGACGGATCGCACGCTCGCGGATCAGCCGGTCGGCATATGAGAGGCAGTTCGTCACGCGGGTCTTGTGAGCCCCCGCATGTGCCATCGCCGCTTGATGTGCCGTGTCGAAAGTCTTCATGATCCCGCCCCCTCCAGCTTCCCGTAGAGGCCGGGGATCGAGCGCTTGCACTCATAGCAGCGCGGCACGCTCACCCACTCTTCACCCTCGTAGATCGGGTACTGGGCAACTTCCATCTCGGGTAGCTCCGATGCGGCACCGTAGGCCATCTCCATCTCGTAGCAGGGGACGCAGTAGCACAGCCCCTCTACGACGTGTCCTGTGATCTCGGTCTGCATGGCTCAGTCCCTCCCGAAGCCGAGCGGAAGGTCCGCGCCCTCGGCCTCTTGGAGCGCGCTGCTCAGTTCGCCGATCGCGTCGATCACCATCTCCGCAGCCTCGATCGTTGCGTCCAGCTTCTCAGCCACGGGGCTGTCGTCGAGGTTCTCCGGCAGGTTGTCGCGCCACTCTTGGTACTCGTCCTTCAGGGACTCGAACTCGCCCGGATCCACCGCCTGCAAGGCGGCGATCGCTGCGGCCCATCGCTTCGGTCGTGACATGGTTCTCTCCGTGCTAGGGGTCTGATTGCTGCCCACATCTTGAGTATACATGGATACGTTCGACGTGTCAACCCCCAAGAAAGAAATGAGGCGAGAGCCGGTCCTGCGCTCCCGCCCCATCCCCCGGTCCTCAGTTCAGGTTGATGGTGCCGTCGTCGATCGCGTCACGGAACCGCTCGTCGCGGCCGTAGCGGGTGAGTGCCTGAAAGACCCGGCGCTTGCTCGCCATCCGGCTTCCGTCGATCTGGCTCGCGAGTCCTACCTCGCGCCGATTGAAGAGCGGGTTGTGGTCCTGCGCCTCGATCAGTCCGTTCATGGCCTCCCACGCTGAGCGATCGCCCGAGTGTCCGGCCCCGGCCGTCCACATCTCACGGACGACGACGCGGCGCTCGATCTGCCGCTGGCGGGCGGCAACCTGTCGCCCTGACTCGTCCGGCTTCTGCGGGGTGATCGGCAGAGCGATCTCCTGCACGAGCCGGTGGAAGGCGTGCTCGGTGAGGGTCTGCAACCGGAGCAGCCCCACGAGATCCGCGAGCTTCGCGTAGCGGTGAGCCATGCCGTTGAAGAGCCGTCCAGCCTCTCGCTCGAACTTGGTCGCCGCGTCCCCGGTGTGACGGATCTTCGCCGCGCCTTCACCGTTCCGCATGAGTCCCGGCAGCGCGTTCAGGCACGCGATCCGGTAGGGAAGCTGGAGCAGTAGGTCGGAGCGCATCCCGGTGTGATCCAGCAGGACGATCCCGTAGGGCTGGAGGCTCTCCTTCTCCCAGAGGTAGTCTGGCATGCCGTCTGTGGCCTCTGAGAGCTTCTCTCGATCGAACCCGAGGATCATCCATGCCGTACCACCGTCGCGGAACGTGCCGCCCGCCTCGGGCCATGCCAGCCCCGCGTCGAACATGGGCTCGATCCGGCTCAGCGCCTTCCGGTTCTGGACGAGCGAATAGCGCGGTCCGACGTGTCCGAGCGCCGCCCCCGTGTCCGTTCTGCGGACGACGAAGCAGCCCTTCGCGGGACCGTAGATCGGCTCGTCGTCATACGTCTCAGTCTGGACGAAGGCCGGCACCTTCTCGACCTCGTAGTCCCAGCCGGCCAACCCGAGCGCCGCGTCCAGTGACGGTGCCTCGGTGAGCACCGTGCCCTTCTGGCCGAACATCGTCCGGCCGATCGTGAAGCCGTCCGACGAGCCCGTTCTCGGGTCGTCGCCGCGCCTCTCTGCGTAACTGTTGTGCATGTCTATCTCCCGGTGAATGAGGCCGCTCAGTCGAGCGGCGTGACTGGTGTGTCGAGCATCTGGTGCAGCACGCGGCCCGCTTCCGTCATGGGCTCCGCGCCGTCGAGGTTGAGGTCATGGAGCCGAAGGCCCAGCAGCGGGCCGTCGTCTCCGTTGCAATCCCGCCTCCAGATCGTGCCACCATCGACAAGCTGGAAGAGGTGGTCGTGCTTCACGGCCGAGAGCCGCACGTCGAGCCGCTTAGCGCACATGATAGCCCTCGTCCATCAGGCCGCCCGCGAGGGCCGGCGCGTAGCGGGGCTCGACCACGAGACTGCGGCCCCACCACGTCCCTTCGGTGTGCTCTTCGAGCCACTGTGCTGCCGCGTCGCTCTCCGGCGTGAAGAGCAGGATCGTCCCGTGGTTCTCGATCGCCACGTCTGCCGACTTGTCCGTGTTACTCATTGTTCTGCTCCGTGCTAGGGTTTGGTTGCTGTCCACATCTTGAGTATACATGGACACGTTCGACGTGTCAACCCCCCCCCCTACACGCAACGAGCCCCGCAGCGGGTGACAGGCACAGGATGGGCCTATCCGCTACGGGGCTCGACTGCCCACCGGGAGGTGGTCTGACTATCTTATGGCGGCACAGGTCAGAGCGCCAGCGGGGAACCCGATCGCCGCGCCGATGCCCACCTTGCCCATCTGGCACCAGAAGTCGCAGCCCTTCGGTGGGACCGGGGGGTCCCAGAACGAGAGGATCGGAATCGAGTCGGTGCGGATCGCACGGAGCGGCCCGAGGTGCGGGTAGGTCAGGAGCCGCTGCTCTCTCGTGAAGATGCCACCCTCCAGCCCGAGCCCCTCGGCTGCGATCGCCGTGCGGGCTTCCGGATCCTCGAAGTAGAACGTCTCCGGAGCGTCGAGCGAGACGACGTGCCAGCGGTACGGATAGGTCGTCTCGCCGCAGGGCAGGAGGACGGGCGGTCCGGCGACGTACTCGGTGTCCGGTGGAAGCTCGATCACCTCTGGCGGTAGCTGCTCGAACCGGCGCTCGATCACCTGCACGAGCGAGGGCACCTCGATCGTGACTGTCTCGCCCGGCAGCGGGACGTATTCTACGTCACGCCGAGGGAACCACTTCCGGATGATGAAGCCCCCCAAGATCGTGCCGAGGATTAGTGCAAGCAGGACCACAATCATGCTCTGTTTCATAGGCGTAGCCGTACCTCTCGATCTCGTCTCGACACCACTCGCCGACCTGCTGGGCAAGCTCCGGCGTGTAGTAATGCGAGTAGTGGCCCCTCGGGCTCGCGCCCATGATCGGGAGGTTGACCTGCTTCCCCGTGACCATCATGAGGTCCGACCTGAGCGTCTCGTACCGCATGATCGTGTCGGCCATCGGTTGCAGGTAGTGGTAGAAGCGATGGGGGATCGCCCACCTGTTGTTCGGGCCGTTCAACCAATACTGCACGAACTCGGGCCATGCTGGCTGTCGGGCATTACAGAACCACCACGAGACGAGCAGATCCCAGTGATTCCGAACTGCCGTGACTACCCGGTAGCCTCTCTCCTGATACTCCGCGCACTTCTCCGGGTCGGCGCTGTGGTGCCCCGGCCCATACGGCGAGCCGGGGCACTTCACCAGCGTAGCTCCAAACCGCGACTGAAGGAGACGCGCGACTGCCCGGCTGGCCGTCCTCGGTTGCGCGAGGTAGACCAACCGAAGCTCATCGCTGACGTACACCGATCAGTCGAGCCCGACTTCGATCGACCCGGACGCGAACTCGGGCGTGTCGTCCTGAGTCACATCCTTCGGGCTCAGCGGCAGGATCATCCCGGCACCGTCGCCGGTCAGCGTGATCGCCGTTCCGCCCTGCGTGGCAGAAAGCTGGAACGTGATCCCCGACGTGCTGATGACCCAGTACGTCGTGTCGGTGGCGAGGCCCGTGGGCAGCGTGGCCCCCGCGATGTCCGCGAGCCGCACCCGATCGTCGTCCGCGAGCCCGTGGCCCGGAGCGGTGATGAGGTCGCCCGTGTTCTCTCCGGTGAACGGCACCGGATCGCCACCGTCGAGCATGATGACGGCCATGAGGTTGCCGCCCGTGAGGGCGTCGTAGATCCCCAGAGCGATCATCGTGTCCGTGCCGGCATCGGTCTTCTGACCGAAGGTCACGGCCGCGTTCGTGGTCAGGCTTCGGCCGTTCAGGCCCGCAGCCGGAGCCGCCCACTTGCCGGTCAGCGCCACGCGGGCGTAGCCGGTGTAGGTCGTCTCGCCGACCGTACCCGCCTGCTTGTCCGTCACCGTCTCCAGCAGAGCAGCGTAGCAGTTGGCAGGGTCGCTCGGCGTGCCGCCGTCGAAGTAGGCATCGAGGATGTCGTCCTCGATCCACGTCGTCAGAATACTCATGTCCTAGTCTCCTTCGTGGTTATGAAACGTGCTGAAGGTTCAGGACCTTCAGCCTGACCGGCTGCTTCCCGTCCTTGTTGCCGGCTGAGTATGTCCACTCGAAGAGGGCGATGTGGTACTCTTCCTCCTTCGAGGCAGTACGGACGATCTGGTTGTCTTCCGGGTCCATCGTCCACCCGCCCAAACCATCCTCTCCGTTGCGGTCGAGTTCGCCGCCGTTCGTGTTCTTGATGTCTACGTGGTCCCGGCTGTTGATGAACGCTTCGTCTCGTTCCTCGAACAGCGTCACGGTGATCGTGTCGATACTCGCGGCCGGGATTCCCACGCCGTCCTCGTCCAGTACCTTGAAGTTGATCCTGCGGGTCGTCCGCTCATTGATCGGCGTGTCCGTCAGGTCGATCATCGGCAAGCAACTCATGGCGTCTCATCCTCTAGTGCAACGTCAATCATGCACGACCCGTCGATCGTGACCAGTGTAAGCGCTGGGCCGTCGATAGTCACCAGTTCGAGTGCCGGCCCATCTATCGAGATCTCGACCAAGAACGCCCAGTCCACGGTCGTATTGAGGTCGTAGAACTGCGTCAGCCGGCCCGCCGAGACGCTCACACCTGTCGCCCTGAGCCCTCGGGTGTGCTGACTGTTGGCCCGACCCGCCGAGGACGCTGTACCGACTGCCGAGAACGATCGTGTGCGCTGGATCGCTGCTGAGCCGGCTGAGCCTGCCACGCCGGCTGCGTGAATCGCGCGGATCCGACCTGCCACCGCTCGGCCTGCGGACGTAGCCGCACCCGTAGCGCTGAGCGGAACTCGTACTCCGAGCGCTGCGTGTCCGCTCGACTGTGACGAGCCAGTCGCGGCGAGCAGGAAGGTCGCGCCGGCACGAGCCCGACCTGCCGACAGCGCTGAGCCGGTAGAACGGAGTCCTAGCGTCGCCTGTACGCTGGCCGACCCGGCACCCCCAGCCGCGCCCGTGGCTCTCAGCCCGCGTCTGACATCGAGGACCGCCGCGCCGGCCGACTGGACCACACCGGCTGCCGCAAGCGCCTGAGTGGACAGCAGGGCCGCTCGACCGGCACTCTGAGCCCCGCCCACGGCTGCGAACGGTACCGTACCCGCCAGCCTCGCCGACCCTGCACTGATCGCCGCTCCGCTGGCGCTGAGTGATCGCCGGACCCCGAGCGCTGCTACGCCTGCGCTCTGGCCACCACCGACCGCAGCGAGAGTGAGCCCGACCGTAGGCGCAGCCGAGCCAGCCGAGAGCCCGGATCCGACCGCTCTCAGCCCGCGCGTGATCTGGAGGGTAGACCGACCGACAGAAAGCGATCCTCCGGTGGCCCTGTGCCCGCGCGTGACACGAACGAGGGCCGACCCGGCCGAGTACCCGACTCCGGCACCCGCGAGGCTCTGACGCGCGCTGAGAGCGGCACGGCCGGCCGACAGCCCCACCCCTCGGGCCTGAAGCTCCTGTGCGGCCGTGAGTCGAGCACGACCAGCCGAGAGGGCGGTGTCCGTGGCAAGCAGCGCCCGGCGCACGCCGAGTTGCGTGGTCCCCACCGAGACGCTGCTGCCACGACCGGCGATCCCTCGTGTGACGGAGAGCCGAGCGGTACCTGCTGACTGAGCGGAACCCGCAGCCGCGATCCCGCCTGTGATCTGAAGCTCAGCAGAGCCCGCACTACTAGCCGCTCCCGCAGAACGGAGAGAGTGTTTCACGGAGAGCCGTGCGGACCCTGCCGATAGCGCTACGCCGGTCGCCGTCGCTGCCTGAACGGCTTCGAGTCGGGCACGTCCGGCCGACAGCCCCACCCCTCGGGCCTGAAGCTCCTGCGTGGCCGTGAGTCGAGCACGACCGAAGGACTGAGCGGCACCCGTGGCCGCGAGGGCCTGCACCGCCTCGGCTGAAGCCCT